TCAAAGATTTTCTGAGAGGCCGAGGGGCCTCCCAAAAGTTTTTTTCATTAGTCACTAAAGCTGCGGAAATTCCTAGATCCACTCCTATGGTTTTCTGAGGAGCCCTCGGGAGCCGATACTCGGCTCCCAGATCAACTTGAATTGAAACAAACCACCTTTCTCCATCCTTAGAGAAAGTAGCAGACATAATCTTACCGGAGTAGCGAAGCTTCTCCCGAAGCTTCTCCCGAAGCTTCAACTCTCCCAGTTTAGGAACTTTAATAGTTCTGTCATAAATCTTAAATTTATCATTAGTAATGGTAAAACTTAGTTTAGATTTATGCTTGGACTTGAACTTAGGATAACCTTTCTTCTCCTTGAAGAATCGGTTAAAAGCGGATTTTAAATCCGCTTTAATCGCAGTTTGCATTGCATCTTTAGGAGAAGAGTAAATCCAAGGAAATAGAACTTTCTTGCACTTATTGAAATCTTTATCAATTTGATTTACTGAGGGTTTACAACCAGCTTGGTAAAGAGTGTTCCATCTTTCTAAGCCCCAATTGAAAGCAAATCTAGCGTGATTGGCGAATTGCTCAAGCTGAGCAGATTGCCTTTTGCTGGTTTTGATTGCTATTTTGTGAGCTAGGTTAGTCATTCTTTTTTAATGCTTTCTTTAAATCTTTTTTGTAGTTTCTCAAGCCATAAAGCCTAGAAGAGAAACAATGTATGATAGTCATCAAATCTTGCACCATCTCTTGTTCTGGAGATAGTTTTTCTTGATTTAAGATAATGATAGTACAATTGTTTTTCAAACACCTTTGTTCTATTAGTTCAAATCCGAATCTAGTCAGGCGATCTTTATGTGCTAAAATTAATTGAGAAATCTCTCCTTTTTCAATTTCATCAAGAATTTTTAGAAACTTTTTTCTTTTAAAGTTGAGACCTCCTCCCACTTCTTTAACCAGTTCAAAATTTGTGATACCTTTGGATAAGCAAAAGTCTTCCAAAATAGAAACCTGATTCTTTAAATCCGGTTTTTGATTTTGGGAACTAACTCTACAATAAACAACTGTCTTTCTTTCCTTTTTAGGAATCTCAAAAAATGTGTCCAACTGTTCTTGAGTGTAATACCTTTGATTAGTTAGAGTCCTTTTAGCTTTCAAGACTCCTTCTCTATCCCATCTCTGAAGAGTCTTAACACTTCTTTTAACTATTTTAGACATTTCCCCTATTGTATACATTTTAAACACCTTTACGTACTTATGAGTATAATAATATTAACTAAGTATTACTCCTCTTCTTCTAACGGGGGGAAAGAAGTAACCTCAGCAGGGGGATCATGAGGCTCTTCGGGCATCTCTTCGTCTTTATCCGGAATGATTGCAGGATCGGACTTCTTGAACAGGGCTAACAACAGTTTGATGATCCCTAGAAATCGCTTCATTCCAACACCGCCGAAGTTAAATCAATTCCTTTGATGATGAAGTTCTTATCGTCCTTGAACTCTTGCCCACAGAAAGGTAAAACAAGTTGTGGAATCTCTAGCTCAAGGTATGCCTTTTCCATTAAAAAGGCTGGGATCTCGTTACGGACAAGATGGTATCTCTGATATACCAGAAGCTTGCCGTAGAGACGCTTCATCCTAAAGTATTCAAAAGGCTGGTCTGAAACCGCAAATCCGCCCTTAAGAATGATCTTACTCCGGGTTCCCATTGTGGGAACTACATCCATTTTCCCTGAAACGTACTCGGAATCCATCTTGTAACTGACCGAAGACTGGTAAGTGAGCTCAATCTCAGAAGTTTTAAGATCGATCAGATTCATCGTCCCATTACGGTCTGATTTAAGGACCAGATCTCCTCCAAGAAACTCAACGTCCAGTATCTTCGGGGCCTGAATCGCGGCGGATTTTCGACCCTCGGTGGGAATGAACGAAAATCTGGACTTGGTTACAAAAGGATCTTCTGCGTAAGTCTGTTCGTAGATAGCTACTCGAAAGCTATAATCTACTAGAAGTTCCTTCTGCTCTTGGAGAGACCTGATAAATTCTTCAGAAAACTCTCGGTAAACCATATTAAGGTTCGCGAATATCTAACGTGAAGGTATTCGTAGATTCACCGGCGGGAGTCACAAGCCTTAAATTACCCACAATATTTCGTCCCGAAGCAAAAGTGTTCGAGAATTCAAGCTCAAGCTCTTCCAAAGAGACCTGAGTGACATTGTCTAAGGTTACCTCTGCCGGAAGTGACTCAACGGTGACCCCTGAGGTTAAAAACCTACCTTCTAGAGTCAGCGTCGCTGTGGAGCCGGTTTCAAATACAAGACTTTGGTTAGGATTAATATAAGGATGGGGTTCTCCGAAGATCAACTGATCCTTACTTAGATATAACTCCACAAAAGGGAAATCTGGGTCCGCAGCTTTACTGAGGTCGAGCCACATGGGAGTTCGATAAGCAATTTCAACAGTGGCTGATGTTTCTACTAAAACCAGTCCAGCGGTTGGGGCTGCGTCGTCATCAAACAGAATCTGCTTCGCGTAGATCTCTTCGACGACTCCCGAGGCCCTAACGCCGATGGCGTTTCTAATAGACTTGGTGTCGTTTAGCAATTTGAAAAAAGCAATTGCCTGGGTAGCGGTCAATGCCATGAGTATTCCTACCTATTCGAGTAAAAGTTCATTCGAATTAGGCAAAAATATAAAAGAACTATTCCTGACGAGTGATCTCCAGGTAGTCTACCTCGTCCTCAACCTTCTCACCAAAAAACACTTCATGAGCGTTGTCAGACAAGCAATCCTTGTGAGTTACTAAAAATACTGTGAAGCCCTTCTTCTCACAGATCATCCTAATCAAAGAAGATGCTTTCTTGGAGTATCCTCCGCGATCTGATATCCCATTAAGAGCCTCATCCAAAAAGATTACCTTTTGGTAATCCATCTTATGAATAATCAAGACTCGAAGAAGAAATGAAATAAGGTCTAGGACCCCTCCAGACTGAGCGTCTTTAAGATCCTCTAGCTTACCCTTCTTGTAGACCTTGAATTCAATAGTCTGATTACCTCGAGCCACTTTATAATTAAGATCGATGGTGAACTCTGTTCTGGGAAATGCGAGTTTAAGGCCATCATTGATCATGTCCTTAATCTCCATCAGCGTTTCTTCATTACTAATGTCGATGAATTTGTCCATGACCATGGCCAAGGCATTGAGAAGATCTTGTTCTTTCTTACTCTCTTCAACCTTCTCCTCGAGGTCCTGCTTAGACTTCAAAAAGTTGGATACCACTCCTTGAGCGAAAGTAGCTCTACTCTCGAACGTTTTCAGAAGATTGCGAAGTTCTTGTTTTTGTTCGGAAATCATCCTAACTCCTCAGACTTAAAATAGCTTCGTAGGTTATGGCCTGCACCTCATCCAGTATACGAATAGTGTTGTCGTGGAAGTACATTTCCATCTTAACTTCTTCGGAAACGAATGATTTCATTACCTCTTGGAATTTCTTGTAACTGATACGAAAAGTCTGGGGAGCGTCCTTCCAAACCAAATCTATACAAGGTATTTTCGATTTAGAAACCTGACCCAGGCTGTTCGTAAAGGAAAGCTCACAATGGGGATCTGGTTCTTTCTTGAAGTCGAATTGGACCCTGGTAACCTTATCATCAATAGTGTGCTGCAGGGTCTGAATCTCTCTGGATATCTCTGTACGTGAAAAGCAAACTTTACCTTGGTAAGACCCATCGTCTTCCACATCCTCAATAGGAGGCCAGCGTTTTACACTGGGGCTAACAGCCAGACTAGCGAACCACCAACCATTCGGAAAACAAAAGTAAGTGACTTTGTCGTTCTCATAAATCTCCATAGAATCTTCTTTGATGTTCCTCAAGAAGGGAATCAACAATTTTGAGATGTGGGACTTAAGAATAAACCTACCTTCGAGATCCTTACATCTCCAGAGAGCTACTGCGGATGCTGTCCCTCCCACCAAGCAAGAGTTTCTTAGCTCTAAAACCGTTTCCATCGAAGCATTCGAAATGTCCTTCGTGTAGTCCTTCACAAAGTTTAGTCCGGCAAGAATCTCCTCAATCTGGAAAGTGGCGGCTAATTTGTCTGGCTTGTCTGGTGCCTTCGGATACCCTACGTTTTGGTAGGGCTCCCCTGGGAACTTAACATCGTATCCTTTGTCCGTCTGAATCCTTATAGCCGAATTCTCGTATGTCAGCTCAATCTCGTCCTCTTTAACCTCATTGAGGAACCCTATGAAGCTCTTACCCGCAATCAGGACTCCGAAGTCGGGAGAAATCTTGAATTCATCAGATTCGGAAAAAACATGAGTGAATACATGACGAGTTGTGCTTCTTACAATAAGCTGAGAACCAAATTTGGCTAAGAAAAGCTTCTCAATGATCTTATCTTTAGCACTCTGACCCATACCGTAAGAGGCTGCTTTAAGAAGGTCGACTAATTCAGATCGGATGATTCTCATTATTGTTCAGTACCCTCCAAGGCCGCTTCCACCTTGTCGATAATTTCCTGGTTAGCCTTCACAGTATTTACCTCGGCCATATACTCATTGGCTAGAGCTTTAAACTCATTCTGAACCTGAACCTCTCCGTCGCCTTCTGGATCAATCCCGACTTCCTTGAGAGATGCTTCTATCTGAGCCAACTCTTTCTTGGCCTCTTCGTTTTTCTTTTTGAAGAACATGAAGGAAGACTTCTGCTCAGAAGCTTGCTCCTGCAGATCCTTAAATTTCTCCACCATCATGTCTAACTTTTCTGAAATATCATTCAAAACTTCACTCATGCTTTTGTTCCCCAATCAATCTCATCATCAAAGCAAAGATTCTTCAATGACTGTGTCTTACCGTATTCCTTACACCCCAGAGTGTATGAGCACTCCGAGCAATATTTTCCTACTTTAGCTGGAAACTCGCCCGCATCGTAAGCGGACATGAACTCCAGTAACTCTCTTTTCATTAAAACGATGTATTCTGGTTTATAAAGATGCTTTTCCAGAAACTTAAACTTCCCTGTAGCCATATAGAGCATTCCCACAAAATCGGGTGCTTCTTGAGTAGTGAGGAAGTACGCATAGAGCAGGAACTTCAAGAACCGCTTCTTCTCCTCCTTAAAGGGCTTCTTAGTAAACTCCATCGTACACAGGATATTCATTTCCTCATTAACCAGTGCAAAATCCGGTTTAGCCACCATCGTGTACTGATTATGAATTCCAAACTCACTTAAATCAGGAAGACTCAATCTAAGCTCCTGGCCGGTGACTATTGAGAACTCTTCGAAAGGCTTCAGAGCAACGCAGAGGCTGTCCCAGTAATTGCCGAAGTCTTGAACAAACTTATCAATGTATCCTACCGGGATAGAAGCGGTGTGCTCAAGCTGAACAAAAGTAAGGTTACTTCGGCACTGATCGATGAACTCCTGACGTGGAGCCTGCAAGAGCAACTTTACTGAACCTGAAGCCACATCTACCGCATCAAAGAAAGCATCGAGAGTTGCAAAGTTTCTCAGACTCCAAAATACTGCACGGCTCTGGTTATTCAGAATAAACTTCTGATTATACCTTCGAGGGCACCTTAAAAGAGTGTTTAGATGCTCGGCTTCTATTTGAACTTTTTTAGGCATTAACTCGAAACCTGATTCATGTAATGTTGGTACTTCTTATTCAATTCATCTGGATCTACGTCCATGAGGTCTAACTTAAAGATCAAGGCTTCGACCGTCAGGTTCTCCTCATCAATCTCCTCGTTGATCTTAAGCTCCTCGACATCTCCAGACAGTCTTTGAAGATAATCTTCGAGACGCTTCGTCTCTTCTTCGATTCTTTTTTTCTTCTCAAGATCGAAAATCTCAGCCGAAGGTTTGATATTCAATGGGATCTCTGAACAAGTTATGTTCATATCAGGGTCTATCTCAATGAGCCCCACGTTAATACCTCGCTCAAGATTATAGCAATGAGTCGTGGATCTCATTAAAGAACCATGCTGTAAGAAGTGGGTTCCTTTTATCTCAGATATCCCGTAGTAATTATGAATATGTCCGAGAATGAAAACATCCGGAGGAGTTGTCGCTAGTTCCTTGTAAGAGTACATCTTCTCATTGTAACGATCATAAGTCCCACCGTCCGGACAGACCGCGAAATGTGTTACCTGGATCAACTTATCCTCATCACCTCGAGATTCTTGAACGTACTCGAAGTTCTTCTCATGATTATAGGACCCTCCTCGAAGTCTAACTTTCTTCCCAGACTTCATCTCAAAAGTTACGTGGTTAAAGTCTAGGAGTTGGAGGGCCTGGGAACGGATAAGAACACTAGCTGGTTGAGTCTTCCAGGATTCGAAACGGTTTGAATTAAGATCGTGGTTCCCCAATATACCGAATACCGGACAAGGGTAACTCAAGAACTTAAAACTAATCATCGAAGTTAAATAATGGGAGTTCTTCTGTTCTTTCTTCTCAGAGAAAATATCTCCAGTGACTACCACACAATCTACCTTATGCTTCGCAGCCAACTCCCCCACCTGATCCAGCTTATCAAAGAAAGCATCACGATAGCTGTCTATCCGAGCACCTGGAGAATGGTCTGCTGCGTGGGGGTCGATGATCGTCAAGATCTTCAAATTCTTCTTAATCTTAATATTTACTGGAGTTATAGTCTCGATGGTCTCATCAGAAACAAACAGATTTTCGATTTTAGCCATTATGTGCTTCCTTCTGATGTAATCCGCTTCCGCAGAGCGGGCAGTTGTCGTATTGGGATATCTCGTTCATAATCGCATCCAAGGCTTCCTGAGCATCCATCATACCTTTCTGATACATGAGGATCTCGTTCTTCTTGGCTACGTACTGCTTATAAAGATCTGACTTACTCTTAAGTTCTGTTAATCGATTGTTAAGTACTGCGGGATCAATTATACTTATCTGATCTACAGAATCCAGAATATCCGCCTTTGTTTTAGCCTTCTGATACTCTAAAAACCGAGCTACTTTATCTTGAAGACCTTCTAAACCTTCTGGCTGGGCAACTTCCCTGAGATCGGGCAGTTCTATATCAGCCACAGCCTTGACTACCTGATATCTCTTCAAAAGGGAAATCTTCTCCTTGAGGACATCAAAATCTAGATCCCGAACAAGCTCAACGTCCTGGAGATTATCCTCAAGGAGAGATTTCAGTTCCTTAACAGTGCTGTATCGAAGTAGTAGGTTAATTGAGCTACGAACTGAACTCAATTTGTCTTCCAGAGAAGAGACATCTACTGATTGGCCCTTCACGTCCAGGACTTTGGAAACAGACTCCAACTCCCTGTACTTCTGTAGAGACTCCTGCTTCTTCTCACAGTCTTCCATTCGTTGTAGAAGGTCTTCGACACTTTCGATTGTCTCAGCTTTTATCGCATCGACATCATGCTCATCGAGTATCTCAGCCTTCTTATCCAGAATAGCTAACCTCGCCTGCTGGTCTTTGACCGTAGATTTCTGTGAAGACATATCCTTGGCCACCAACCTACGAGCTTTCACCACCTGGGTTGTTTTTGAAATCTCTGAGAGAAGTTCGGCTTTATCCGAATCCTTCTCAAAGAGAAAAAAGTCCGTCTCCTTCTGATTACTACAAATCTGAGGATAGTACTTATTGTTGGACATCTGGGTGACGAGTTCCCCCATACCGAAGTCGCGGATAGGAGGAGGTACGACTCCCCTCCCCAGCTTCTCATAAGTATGGTTATCAGGATCATCATTCAGAATGTACTTCGAGGTGGTTTTGGTTTTAAACCACTCGATTTTAAAGTCCTGCTTCAAGAAATGGATCATCACATAAACCTCTTTGGTCCCGTGACGAATAAAACTTGAGCCGGACTGATTGATGAACGGAGCCCGGATTGCTCGCATCAAACAAGACTTACCGATCTCCGATTCACCCTTCAAAACGGTAAACCCATCGATAGTAATGTCCAGGTCTTTAATACCTTGATAATTTCGTACTACTATTCGAATTGGATTTATCATATCTATTCCAAACTGAAGACCTCAAGGCCTTCATTCTCACCTTCCGAAGGCTCAACCTTCTCAGATGCTTTCATTTCCTCAACCTCCTCGTCAGACATATAAGAAACCTGGGCATTGGCGAACCACTCTTCCAAGGCTCCGTACTCTTTAGGATTATCCTTAAAGAAGTTGTCTAACTCCGACTTTCCCCGTACACGATGAGTCTCATCATTCAAACAAGACTTGAAGGTGTAATAACCACCCCCACCTCTCTCGATCTTTCCTTTCGCCATCGCGATATCGAGGAGGGCAAGAAAATTGTCGATTCCCTTGCCGAACCTAATAATGATATCCCCTTGAAGGAACGGGAAAGATACCTTGTTCTTCATACAAGCTACTCTCACTCGATTGAGTACCTTCATCTCCTCAGCTACCCCCGTCAAAGGATTCTCTCGCTTCTCTTTTTCAGAAGCTTTGACCTTTAGATGGAGTTTACAGGTGTTGTAAAACTGAACAGCCTTACCGCCGGTACTGAGGGTATCAGGACCTCCGGCGTACTTGTTCATGGCCTTGGCCAAGTTCAACCTCTCTTGGTTGATTAAGATCACAGGGATCTGCGGCTTGGAGATAACCTTCACCAACCAGGGAAGAAACTCCGCCAGTTTCCTAGCCATCAAACCTATACCACCTCCAGAAGCTGCGTCGCCCTCCAACTGTGCAGCGGGAGTCATCGCAGCTACGGAATCTATCACGATCAGTCCAAGGGCATCGACAAAGTCTTGGTTTTTAAAGTTATCTATCAACCACTGCCACCCATTTTCGAGCGTCTTAGGTTGAAGTACAATTAAATCCGACTCGTCTAAGGAGATTCCTAGACTCTTAGCATAGAGAGCGTCGAAAGTTTCCTCGAAGTCCATGAACAAAGCACCCTTCTTCTCTTTTTGACAAGATTTGATGGCGTGCATAGAAGCGGTAGTCTTCCCGGAAGAAAAGTCTCCGTAGATTTCGGTGATCCTTCCTTTGGGATACCCACCTACTCCTAAAATTTTATTGATGACGACCGATCCTGAATCCAATGCTTCGACTTTAGCATCGGGGTCAAAGATCTGAACGTCACCTTTGACAGTCTTGTGGACTGCTTTCAGCGTTTTAGCAGAAAAGCCCATGTAATACCTCATAGATAGCCAGGAGCCGAAACTCCTGGCCTAAAAGCGTTAGTAACTACGATTAAGATTTTAGAAAATCTTCCAACCCAGCGGAATCCACTACAGCAGATTGCTGTGGAGGTTCTGGAGCGGGAGCTGCCGCTTGAGTAGCTGCTGGCATTGGAGCCGGAGCTGCTGGAGTTGGAGCCGGAGCGGCGGGCTGGGGTGCTGCAACCTGTGGGGCTGGAGCGGCCTGCTGAACTGGCTGAACCGGAGCTGCTGGTGCCTGAGGCATAGCCTGCTGCTGATACGCGGGGGCTGCGGGAGCTGGAAATCCAGCCGCCTGTTGTGCTGGCTGAGCCGCAGCTTGAGGTTCGAAAGTGTTACTAGCAGGAACACCGCCCTGCAGGATACCCAGCTTCTGAAATCTTTGCATGATGTCAACTTCTGTGTAATTAATAACTGCTCTCTCACCCATCTGATTGTACATTTCCTCAGCCCGCTGATATGCCTTCTGGAAAGCATCAGCATAAGCCGGATCGGCTACAATCGCAGAGTTAGCACCGAAAGATTGAATCTTAACGGTTCTGTTGTTTGGGTCCATTGGTTGGATAAGGAAATCCTGGGCTCCGATATCTCCAAAACGTTGAGCCTCCATAACGAGATCATTACGCTTTGTGGGTGGGGCCAACCAGAAGTACACGTTCTTCTCATCAATAGCTTGACCTGTAACGGGATTTCCGGAGGAATCCGTGAAATAGCGAAGATAGATTAGAGCGAACTTCCGCTTCTGGGAAGCACCCTGGTCTGTTGCTAAGTGTTGGCAACAAACGGCGGCACTATCTTGTGATAAGCACCTGAACACGCCCATACCCTTCAGGTAGTGTGTTCGAACAACCCTGGTTGAAAACGCAGGGAAAACATAAATTCTTGAGGGCTCACCTTGCTTAAACTTATAAGTAGGTAGCCTCTTACTAGTAGAGTCCATAGTTAATGGAACGGTTTCGAAATCAACATTCATCTCAAGTCTCCTAATTTGTCTCTTTTGGCATTTCGCCGATTAACTTTTGGGATTTTTTTCAAACTGGTCGAAAACGTCTAAAGCCGTTTTTTGATTATCATTATCTTCTGTGGGTTGGACTCCCTCCTTTTCCGATTTAATTTCTTTATTTGTAACATCACCTGAGTTATCAATCAAGTATTTTCCTACCACTCGATCTATACCCTGGGAAGCTGCTTCTTTACTCTGCGTTTCCCTGGCCTTTCGATTGTAGAAAATCTCCGGTCTCAGTTCATGCGAGTGGATTAAAGATTTAATCGTGGTTACATGATTTTTTAAGTCAGTCGCCTTCTTTCGAAACTGCTGCTTCATGGAATCCCAAACCATAAGCTGCTTCTCGACTTCACGCATCCTGGCTACCAAATCTTTACACCGATATAATGCAAACTTTCTAAGATCCGCCTGCTTCATTCCAGAAGTAGCGTCACTGATCTCAAACATTGTTTCTAACTTCTTATTCTCGATCTCATCATCGAGTTTAATTTTAAGATTATTCAAGTGAGCATTGATGAAAGCGATCTTATCGTCATAGTGCTCAAGCACTGACTGCCACTCCCGAATATCCTCCAACTGCTCCACCAGAGATTCCATATCTGAAAGAAGGCTGGAGACCGCAGCGAGGTTAAACCTGCTTAACAAATGCTTCAGAGTTATGTAGACGGGGTCTAGGAACTCCAGGGCCTTCTCGATGTCCTCAGGGTCCATGTTAAGGACATCAAGGTCCTTAAGGGCATCTATTTGATCTTTGATGGGGATATTCATTATTCTTTCTTATCCGTGTTGAAAAGCTGAGCCACCTGCTCCAACTTCGTTCTTCTGTTCTGGTAGTCTTCAACTGTGAGTAGGCCTGAGATATGAGCCGACTTCAGAATATCCATCTGAAGTTGATTAAACTTATAAGCCTTAAGCTTCCTCATCTCTAGCTCGGGCAAGTCCGCGACCAGCTCCACAGTCTCTGATAAAAAGAGCTCCTCGTTAAATCCGAAGCGTAGCTTGGTCGAAATCGCAATCGACTTTGTTTGACACAACTCATCGATCTTGGAGGGATCGAACACCGGCGTTTCCTCTTTTTTAGTCTTGGTCTTTTTTGTCTTGGTTTCTTCTTTCTTTGCGGCCATAATCTCTCCTAAAAGAACTTCTTAATCTTTTTAAATTTTCCGCTGGATTTAACTTTACTAAGATCGAAATCTGAAAGAAAGACATCCAACCAACTATTTTTACTTCTATTGTCATTTTCCGAAATTAAATTGCTGCTTTTGTTCATGAAGTCTGTACTGGTTGAGACTACCAATTTGGCTTTAGCTCGAGTGAACCCAGTATAAATTAAATTCCGGGTCAGCATTCGCTCCATGATCTCATCAACCACGAACAAAACGCAATCGTACTCTGATCCCTGTGATTTATGGACCGTCATAGCATACGCCAACTCCAGGGAAGCTTCTGCCTCAGCCCAGGAGTACTTCACGGTGTCCCCATCCATCAGTATAAAGACCTTATCCGCTGAGATCCTATCGATCTTCCCAATATCCCCATTACAGACGGGTGGTTTACTCACCCAGTTATTCCTTGTGAACATCACACGGTCTCCCTCAAAGAAGGTGTAGTTCCCATTTCGAAAACAAACCGCATTGGTGTCTTGGGCTCTCGGATTAATACAACGTTGAATGTGGTTATTTAAGTTGACCACACCCTTAGGACCTTTACGACTAGGAGAAAGCACCACAAAAGACTTATTCGCCTTCGTACAGTCTATTACGAATTGAAGAGCGACTCCCTGAACCTGATCATTACTCAGATTCTTCAAAACTTTAAAATTACTCGACCCTGGAACCTCATCGAACCCGGTCCCCACAATCACACCTTCAGACTGTGAAAGAATGTCTGAGTTGGACCCTTGACGAAAGACTCTGGTCAGCTCTAAACGAGGAACGTCCTTATGGGAGTTCAAAATATTGAGAAGGCCTCCTGGGCCTACTGGAGGTAGTTGTTGAGTATCTCCCACCAGAACCAACTTAGCTCCGGCCTTCATAGCACAGATCAAAGCATGTGCCAGGGAAGAATCACACATACTAGCCTCATCCATGATAATCACATCTTCGGTTAACTTGTGCTTCTTGCCCATTCCAAAGTTCAACCCGTCGAACTTCAAATGAGAATGAATAGTCTTAACCTCGTGGGAAGTCTTTGATTTCAAAACCTTAGCCGCTCTTCCAGTTGTCGAAAGAAGAACAAAAGACTTCCTAACTTCCTTAAGATACTCCACCAGGGCTGATACTACTGTAGACTTTCCTGAGCCTGCTCGGCCAGAAATGACTAGAAGATCATTCTTCCTCAGAGCTTCAATTACCGAGAACTGATTGTCAGTAAGCTCGAATATCTTGTTCCTCTTGAAATCTTTCCTGAAAAACTCTTCATCTTCCAGCTCAGGAAACTCCTTAGGATTCTTCAACTTATAAGAGATGTACTTGAAGATCTCTTCCTCAATAACATAATTGTAGTAAGAAGAGTAGATCTCCCTCTTCGGATCGTAGTACAGAAGTTTCTCATTCTCTAATCGCTGCATCCTCGTCATGGAACTTTTACGATCTTCTCCATACTGCGTACTGAGGTACATCAAAGCTTCAGATAACGAAGCGTACATATGACCATCTTTACGAGTAAGATTATCAGCGATATGAATAACCTCAGCATCTATCTTCATCTCACGATCTTCTGGAAGATTGTTAGTGGAGATGAACTCCTCGGTTTTAGTAATTGAAACCCCTCCGAGAATAGTCAAAAGATAAGGCTTCTCATAAATCTCTTTCAAGGCCCTCTCTTCAAACCTATCCAGAATCAACATAATCCTCTTCCGAGAGATTCTGAACTTAAACAGAAGGGAATAGGCTAAGGAGGGCACATACTTTCCCACCATAACCGAGATCAGGGAATCTAACTTCTTCTTCGAAACGCTCTTAGGAGGAGTAAACCCTAGATTTCGAAGCATAGAAGCATCGTTAATGAAATCTGTTCCCTGAGCTTTAACCACGGCCTTAAAAGCAGGCTTAAGAGCCTCAGACTCTATGTATTGCTCACAGAAGTCGCCTACAAGCCTGGGCTCGGCAGATAAATCCGACGGGAACAGCGGGTGATAATCCTTGGCGGAGAATACAGTCTTACCTTTAGTCTTGGAGAAAGTTGACGGCTTCTCTTGAGAGGCGGATACCCAGAAGGTGTCTCCTAACTGAACATCGTGAAACCGACCCTTAAGAACGCAAGGTTCTCCCGTAATAGCGTCCCGACCATTGAGAATGTAATAGTTCACATTGTTGTAAACTATATCCCCGGTTTTGAAGTAAAAATAATTTGCCATGAGTCATACTATGATGACCTCAATACAAATAAAAGAGGTTCGTTCATTTTTTTTGAACGAACCTCTAAATCTTTTAAATCTAATTGATTAGAAAGGGTAACCAGGAACCTGAACAAGGAAAATAGTATCCGAGCTCAAAGCAAACCCAGCAATCTGAATGAATTCCCCTAAAACTGGAGTAGGTGGAGTCGCGGTAAGATTTCCGGAAGCGTCCCAATACAAATCCTGGCCGTAAGCCCATCCTTGGTCAACAGGCATTTGAAAAGGACCAATGTACTGATACTCAACGGGGAATCCAGCACCAGCGTCTTTAGTAGCCAGACCTAAGATTCTACCAATGGAATCGGATACCAAGTTATTGGCAGGTCTAGCTTCACCCGCTGTGTCTAATCGAAGAACCTGACCTTTAGTTACCGCTGACTGGGCAGTAACTGGACCGGCTACTCCTGTAACCAAATTATCTAAATCTTTTCTTGTAACCAGTCTAGCCATTAGATTACCTCTTCTCTTTGAACTCTACGAAATCTACCGTAGCTTGAGCAGTTCCGGTAGCATCAGCGTTACAGTTAACCTGAACGATTACCTGATCCCCAGGCTGGACTTTCAAACTAGGATAGTTAACAATACACTCACCGGACTTGGTTTCTTCCTGACCATCAATGTCTGGGTAGAACACCGCTCCCGTAGTCTCTCCCTTAGGAATGTGAAGTAGACGGTGGACCGGAGCCGTTGGGGTTGTGGTCGCTCCTTCAGTAAAGGAAATCTGAAAAGAACTCAGTTCCCCACCGAACTCGAGAGCTCCAGTATTGAAAGCTGAAACCCAGGTGGAAGCCACGTAGTTAACCGCTGCGGGTGTTTGTGGATATTTTACAAAGCGATCCTTACGCTGGAAAAATACTTCATTCATTTTCTGCTAGCTCCTTAGATGGCTCCTCAGCCTCTTCTAACTCTTTTTTGTCATCCTTCTTCTTCGACTTCGAAGATTTCTTCGCCGAAGCCTTCTTAGGCTCCTCAGCAACCTCTACCATCGAACGAATCAGGTCTAAAACCGGGAGGGGAGTCTCAACTGCAAAAGATCTACAAAAAGCTTCGAGATCTTTGTACACATAAGGGAAAACCTTAGTGTTGTGAATCTTATCACCCTTCCAAATTATGTACTTACAAAGACTATACAAGTCATTCCTCTCAAGAAAAAAGAATTCCAGGCGGAATTCCTTATTCGAGCATTCAAAAAATTTATGAATCGTGACTTGATCATAGCCCGCATAAAATTTATTTTCTACTTTACCAAGCTTCAATCGAGGCACAGACTCGACATCTGAAATCCCCAGGGTTCTTTTAAGAAGTTCTTGGTAGAATTCTTTAATAGGCGGCAAACTTAAACTCCAATTTAGTTTCCTTACTCAAAGAAGCGGCCAATCGCTTGACCTTAGGATCTTCATATCCCAGTAACTCTGATAAGTAAAGAATTCGTTCACAGAGAGGTCTCTCAGAAAGCTCTGGATAAATAGACTTTGCTTCCTTATATAAAGCAAGGTGGCTCTTAGGATTAGCAATGGCCTCTTCAATCTTGGCTACGAGAGCTTTATCATGAGCATTGGCTGCGTAATACTTAATCTCATCAACTCCAAAATTGGCTTTAATCGCTGGCATATACTTGTTTCGAAGTTCGTGATAAAAACTGGAAGTAAGGTAAATGTTCTTGTCCATAGCGTAGTCAAAGAACATAGTGTGGATAATACCAGCCAAACACTTTGAAGGGTCTTTAGGCTTAACCTTCAAAAGAGTGCTGAAAGCTTTCTTGGCTAGACCTTCCACGAACTTAAGATCCGGAAGGATCGCAGCAGCCTTTCGAAATCTAAGAGTCTGCTCGTAAACAGACTTAGCCAATGTCATATCACGAGGCTCGAAACTCATCTTGAAATCTTTAGAACTGGCCACAAATCGAAGAGTGTTCTTAGCTTCAATCTTATACCCTTGCTTCTTCAAAAAAGACTGAATTACCTCTGCAACAAACTCTTCAGAAGGACGAGGAACCTTACCTACGCTGTCGTAGGAAGCGTATCGAAGACTACGAGCGATATGTTCGGCCAATTCACGGCCAGACTCATACTCTACTGGAATAATGCTATCGAGAACCTCAACTACCCTGTTGTACTCATCTACACTCAAAACGGTCGTTTCCTCAGAAGCAGTTACTTCTTTATTCGCTTGAACCTCTTTAACCTCAGGAGCCTTAGTCTCAGGCCCAGCAGTCGAACTCAATCTTTTATTCAAATATCCCAGATTTTTAAATAGATCTGCCATTTCAATCCTTTTGCACAAAATACATGCCCTATATTAGCTGGAAAAAATTAAACAACTAAAACTAGACCAGGGATTTCATTATAAGCTGGTCTAGCATTGTCTTGCCGAGAGACTTAGGAAAGAACTTTGAAGCATACGCCTCTTCAAGCTGATAGAGTCCTATGAATACCTCACGCAGGCTCTCCTCGTTCCACATCTGAGCATACTTCTTACACATATCAATATCCCTGAAACTGGACCTCACGTTTCTGGCCAAATCGAAGTTACTCATATTCGGGTGCCTAAGAATAAAAGTCATCCTATCTAAGAAGTTCTGCAGGTACGTAATCAAAAGGTAAGTTGGATCTTCTTTGTGGTAAAGAAAATCTACAATAGAGAGGCAGTGATGAACCTGTTTTGAAACGAACAGGTCTATAAAAAGACCCGCATCATAGACTCTCTGGTGAATTATGTTCATTTCAAAAGTCTGGGTAGTCAGCTCCTGTGAATCGAAATCATCTACTGCCAGACTCAAGAAAAAGAGATCTTGCATCAACTTCGGGAAATCGAATTCATAGCGACGAGAAAGGAATTCCAAAAGATCTCTAGAGGATTCTTTACCACAACTATGCTTGACCGCATGAGAAATCAAAACCCGGTGCTCGGGGGTCAAAGGCTTTGGAGGTTCCATAGACACATAGATGGGGGCCGAGGGTAGGGAAGCACACTTCTCTAAATCCTTAGTCAGATTTGATTTATGGTAGTCCAAAATCGTGTGATTCCTGATCAGAATATTCTTAAGGTCCTTGGAGAACTTCAACGACTTCAGACCTTTGATCTTCGCAATGTCGTCGTAGTAATAAAACTTAGGAATTGGAATGAGCCCTGATGCTGTGCAATTGTCGAGAAAATCTCCAGCGTTAAGCTTCGATTGATTATTCTCAAAAACCCAAGACTCTTCCGGATCTGCACCGTGACTCTGTTCCACCAATCTCTTCCGAAGAATTTGACGGAATAGATGGCGAACTGAGCTTCCTTTCTTAGGGTCTCCGAACGCTATAATCAACCTACTTGGGATAGCCTGGGCCTCTAAAAGCTCAAAAAGAGGGGTCAACTTAACGGACAAGTAAAACTCCCTTCAACCACAGATAATTAAAATTGGAACTTCCACGGCCCTCCACTCGAGAGAGTCTCGTCTGGGCTCGACTGGCCTTATCGAAAGTGAGCGTCATGTTCTTAATGTACTCAGCGTAATCGGTATTATACCGAACTTCTGATCCTAACAAAACCAGAATGCGATCCAGATAAAACGAACGAAGCATACGGACCAGGGGGACAATTGAATACTGCTTGACTAGATCCTGGAGAGTGTACGGGGTCTCCGGTATGAGTACCGACAGATTGTAAAGAATATCAGGACTATTGGTATTATAAAAGATCTTGTACAGAGCGAATCGCACCATCTCGATATTGTCAAACTTACGAAAGCTAAGATCACCGTTAAAAATCCGATAATAGATAGCAATCTTATCCTGAGGTATCTGGTGGGCTTGAGCAATGTCAGAGAAATGGTCTTCAGACATCTTCGGACAATCAACCAGAACACTTCTAGATTTAATTGTATCCAAAACCTGGGTGGAGTCTTTAGTGGTTAGAAAGAAGCTAACATTGTAATAAGCGTCTTCCAGGACCTTCAAAAAGCTGTTCTGCTGGAGAAGAGACATTCTATCCAGGTTGTTGATCAAAACGATCTTGGGACGGCCATCGTGACTCGCGAAATCTAAGAAGTTGGGAAGATCATCCAGAGACTCACTATCGTACTTATCCTCGTTGAGTAAAAGTAAATTTGGATTTGGTCGTTCTTCTGAGAAAGGACCAACTATCTTCTCAGTCAAAGAAAAAACTTCCGCCTCAGAGTCATCGTCTGAATTAAAGCGGAAGAGGTAAGCTGGGTAAAGTTCTTTACGTTGTAGTAACGTTACTACATTTGGATTCGACTCAAGCCTTCTTAGCATTTCCTTTTTTCTTTTTCTGTTTTTTAACCTGTTTCTTCTCTTTAGGAGATTCTTCCATCATATCGATCTCCAAGTGGAACTCGTAAAGCTCCGCCTTTTTATTCATATCATCAAAGATATGACATTTGGAGCTCTCGGGGCAAGAGAAACATTTCACATAAGTGGTATCTTTTTTAAGTATAGAACAGAAAAATATGCCATGCTTTAACTTTTCGAGACAATCTCCAGCTAATTCTTGAGCCTCTTTAGAAATCTTAAAATTCCTGTCCAAGAGGTTAATTCCCTCGGGGACTTCTAGATCTTTATCATCCATGCTACTTACACAATCCTTTGAAAATTAATCCTTGGGTGATCGTGCTTCCGACACCTTTGAGAAATCCCCCTCCGGAGTTACCCTGCTTCTTCGAGTTCACGTAGTTTGAAGCAGAGTTTAACAGCATGTCACACTTCTCAACGTAGTTATTTAATTTATTGGTCTCGGCCAGATGTTTAGCTTCGATGTCTGAAACCACGGATCTGAAAGATTGTTCCGATCGAGCATAGTTCACCACACGGGCTCGTAGATTCTTGATCTCGGCTCTCATTCTCTTAATCTTATCTTCAAGAACCTGCTTCTCACGAATCGTATAGTAAAAGACCGTAGACGGAGGAGCTGTGGTTCCCCTCTTCCAGACCTGGGATTTAGGCTTTAGCTGTTCCCATCCATAGTCCACCAAGATATCACCCGTAGTGAGAAAAATCCCAGGGGCTGATTCCTGGGAAAATGAAGAAAAAGAAAAAATTAAAAAAAGTAGAAGTTTCACGAGGTTCTCCTTAGGAGTTGTTCTCACGCTCTTGTCTCTGAAGTTCTGCCACGAGATCATCTTCGATCTGTTGCTGAATATCACTCTCGGGCAGTTTTTCAACCGTCTCTACTTTCTGCTTTTGAAGCTCGGACTCATGGTCCAGATCTTCGACTTCCTCTTGTGCTGATTCCGTGAGTTGGTTATCGGTCTGGGTTGTCTGTTCAACAACTTGCTTAGCCTTATTGATAGCCTCGGCTGTTTCTTGATTAGCAGCATTAGCATCGTCAGCGGCAGTCTCTAACTCTTCGCGGCCCTTCTTCATTAGCTTATTAAATCCACGCTTAAACATAGCGGCATCGAACTTACCTTTACCGAGTACAACCCCGAATAACAGTACCAATGCACCGATTACATATTGTAAAATTTGATCCATTTTGATCCCCTAAAAGAAAAAGGCCCACACTCTATTTAACCAAAGTGTGGGCCTTAAGTCCAAGATTATTTAATTCTTATCAGAACCTTCTTCGCTAGCTTCTTTAGCATTGTTACCTGCTGTGTTAGGCTCAATTAACTCATCGACCTGCTTTAGAAAAAGCTGAACGTCTTTATAAGTTTTGAAGAAAGCTAAGGCTACATACATCGAGAAGATAAAGCACGCATTAACAGCCATTACCTTCCAATCTGGATTCCCGGAAGGAATCAAAAGGTAATAAGTGTAAAGGCTGATCAGGAAAGCAATAAGCTTTTTGCTCTCAAACCATCTTTTCTCAGTCCTAGACTGAGGCTTCACAGTGTTCTGTTGTTCCATAAAGAGCTCCTATTACTTAAAGCAGCGAAGCTCAATGACGAACTTCTTGTCAGTTAGATCTTTATTGGAGATCGTCACGTAAACTGTTCCAGAGGGAGAAGCATCTCGGTTGGCAAAAATAGTATCTGCGTTCAAAACCAGACGATTCATTTCAGAAGCATCCAAGTTAGACTGCTGATAAATTAAATCACCAGGAAGTCTCGCAGCTCTTTCGAAAATCTTAAGATCAAACTTAGAACATCCTGGAAGACCACCAGTCCCATCCTCAGAAGTAACTACAATATGGCCCATCTTAAACTGATGAGTCTCTACACCCTCAGCAGCGGCCATACTGAAATCCAGTGAAGAAGATCCAGTTACTGTTTGTTCTGCAGATACCGCTACGAAAAAAGATCCGGAGCTCTGCTCTTGTTGAATAGCCTTTACAGTAGGCTCAATATCATCTTTGTATAAAGGAAATGTCAATGCCATTTTCCGCTCCTATTAACTACCCTTCACAGGTGGGTTATGTAATTTATCGTAAGTTAGTGTATCTGCTTGATTATTCTCAATTCGATCCAATTGATCTCTAAGAGAGATGATCAAGTCGACGGCCTCTGTCAAAGTTCTGTCCGGAGCATTCCAGATGTCCGCCACAGTGTACAACCCTGAAACCAAGGTCTGAAGATTAGCTGACTGAGCCGCCAATGAATCTGGACCAGAAGCAAAACCTGCTCCCTTTAACTGGTCGATCTCTGCTTGGAAATCGACCTGGGAAAGTAGTGCTCCGACAGCCAACTGGATCGCCTCATTACCGTAAGTCGGGCTGGAAACAATATCCAGGATCTGAACAATCTCTGTATTCAAAGGAAGATTGTCGATCGAGGTCTGAATATTATCCAGTTTCCCATCCACAGTGGTGTGGTGGGTGGTGAGGTCAGCTAAGATCTGATCAATGACCGCTTTGGTGGCCTGAAGGCCGGTACTAGCGTCCTTAACCTTAAGGTTTGTATCATTGACAGTACTCGTTACAGAGGTCAGGTTCACATTAAGTTGATTTACCCCAGCCTCGATTCCATCAATCTGAGGACCCGTAGAAGACTGTGTACTCAAAATCTGTGCTGTGTCTGTCTTAAGTTGAGCCGTATCTGCAAGAGAAGTCATCACATTCGTATCAATCTGAGATATCAGGGTTATCTTAGTAGGTTCATTACCTAATAAAGTTCCTACACCACTATTAGTCGAGGTTGTGGTGGTATCCACCGCAGACAGATCTGTAAGTAATTGAGTAGTGTCTGTTCGAATATTTGCAGTATCGGTAAGAAGACTTCCTGTATCCGCTTTGATCAAATTGACTGCGGACTGGGTAGTAGAGACTTTAGAATCAAGAACAGCAACATCCGCCAGAATATTGGAAGTGTCCGTCTTAATCGAAGTAACATCAAGTTGCATACTAACAACAGCGTTGTTAGTGTTCGTTCCGATGTTATTGTTGTCCTGAACAACAGACTCGATCGTGTTGTTCTGAGCAGCCAACTGAAGGACATTCGTTTGAATAGCGTCCACATCCGCCTGCATAGACACAATTTGAGCACTCACTCCATTAATGTCGGAGGTGATGTTCGTAGTGTCGGTCAAAACTTGGCCGATTCCGGCGTTATTAGTCTGGGACTGGTCGAGAGTATCATCGACTACAATCTTAATCGCTCCCAACTTGGTAGATAGTGAGGCATTACCGTAACTTGCATTATCTAAAACTGCTCTAGAGGCTACTGTAGTGGTGTTCACCTGATCCAGGAGATTCTTAGTCGCTTCAAAACCAAAAGTAGCATCCTGAGCTAAATCTCGAGTGTCTGTGGTTATTCCGATTATGTTCGCGGTATCAGACTGCAGTGAATTTACTTTACCATTCAGAAGGTCTACCTTAACTTCTACCGCAGCTATTCCAGCAGTGCAATCTGTAGCCTGGACTTCATTGATAATGTCTGTAGTCTTACCATCAATGTAAGGATAGAGTCCCTGAGTTTCTGTCAGGATCTGATTAACCTCACTTAGGATAGTACTAACGTCCCCTTGAATAACGCCCACATCAGTTTGAATATCCCCAACCTGAGTAATGATCGTCCCCAACTGAGTATTGACATTAACTAACTCGGAATTAATCAATCCCAGATTAGTATTTACCGTAACCAGTTCTGTATTGATCGCAGTAACTTCGGTTAGGATAGACTCAACGTTGGTGTCGATGTTACCCACTGTGGCCTGGATAGCAGCGATCTCAGCCAGAATAGGAGCCGTCTTTGCGGTAAGCTCAATACTAATTACCTGACCGTCGGTATCGACAGTGATCGGCACAATCTTTGGAAAGTGATCGTCTGTCCAAACCGTAATATAGTTTTGTCCCTGGTCCAGCTTCATCTTGGTAAATCCGACGATGTACTGAAAAGAGTTCTCTTGGTTTTGCAACCCGTACTTCAACTGTGGGTAGTTCTCGAACTTACCGCTGTTGAAAGAAGACCCAGCCTGAAAAGCTGTGAAATCAGAATTCATCACGTTCAGATAAGGAGAATCAAACCCGTTAAACTGAGTATAATCTGGATCAAGAATAGCATTTGTAGGCTGGGGAGCCTTTGGGTTGAACACTCTAGCGATCCCGAGAGGGTTCAAAGTGGTCTCTTCCTTGATGTCCAGAGTTACCTCGTAAGGAGGCAATGAGATTCTCTTGGAGCAGTTCTGGGTATTAGCGAAAGCAGTACTATCCTCAATGAACAGAACGAATCTCTCATAGATCGAGTCTACCTCACTAACTTTATCGTTTAGATCCAAAGTTGATAGATCGTAAGACCACGCTTTAATGTCCTCCACCAAGGTAGGAAGAGTTAAGGTTGTGAACTCGATCAAAACCGTTGATTCATCGTGAGAAGTAATATAAGCCCGAGAAATACTTGCTCCGTCGAATAGTTCAATATCATTGACATACCTGAACGGTCTAATAGTATCTGTATAGTGATGTTCAACGACAGTAGATGTTCCTTCAAAATGCTCATTCTTTTCCATCCTCAGCAGAGTAAGAGGGTTCGCCATGTTGAAATAATCGGAAAGACTATCATTGGTAGAGAACCCCTGGCCGTTTAAACTATATGGTCCTTGAGTAAACTCAATTGAAGAAGTAGGTCCGGTGCTGTGGCCGACTCTACAAACTTCGATATCAACAGTAGTCCAGGCTGTGCCGCCAGCATTAAGCTGAGCCAGCCTCACAACATCATTAACTTCGATTAGGTTTAAAACGGAAGAATCGCCAAGGAGACCTCGATTAAGGTCTGTGAAATCAAAGAAACCTGACGAAATGGTAGTAGCCTCTGCTGGATACCATCCGAACTCATCGGTCTTCCTCAGAGTAAGCGGATTACCGGAATTAAACGGAGGAACACCCCCGAAAATATCGATATAGGTATCTGTGACTTCCTTAACTTGACGAAGTTCGGTAAGGGGACCTTGTTCTACAGAAAGGGTCTCTCCGAGAATTACCTGGGGATAATCTGTGGGAGAAGCTTTGGTGATCCGAATATTACCACCGGTCTCAATATAGTCAGAGATGGGTATGTCAAACGTATCTACGCCGGAAACCAAGACTTCCTCAATCTGAGGAACACGATGGTTAGGTAGAATCAAGATCTGATCAGCAAAGGTCTCTAACCCGTCCTGATCGACTAACTTCGCCTCCAGGTGAATCTGAGTATCCACTACTTCGAAAATCTCTGGTGGAAGGCGATAAGCTCGAACACTATGAACCCAATCCGCTTCGGTACACTGCTTATCCATTCTAGGGGTGTAAGCAGGTACTTCTTGAAACTCCTCCGCTACCCCATTGATTCTCCAGAAAACTCGAGACTGTCTCCAATCCTTACCTGACTCTTCATGGTCTATAATCAAACGGTAAAGAACATTGTTTCCATCCTTAGATCCTGAAGAAACTACTACGTAGTTGTTAATCTCCATAGGTTCGACAGTAGGAAGAGGTCTGTTCAGGGAATCCAACATCTCGGTAAAGTAGAACACCGGGCGATTGTCCACTCCGTAAGCAAAATCAAAGAAGTTAATCTGGTGAGTGGCCGGTCCGGGTGCCCCTGGTAAATTGTCTGTGTTGATCCAAAACTTGAAATAGAACCCACCATCGTTTTTCTTCAACTCATCGAAAGTGCGAACATTACGAGTGAATTCAAAAATGTCATTATTGTTTACTTCAGGATCTGGGGAAATTTCCCATTCCTTGGAAACAGGATTGAACCACCAGAAGTCGATAGAATTGAAGTCGGCTGGAGTCTCTGTTACGGTCATGACTTCAAAATCACGGGTAGGGAAATCATCTCCGACTTCCACACTCTCGATTCTAAGAATATCCGGAGCAACTACCGTGATTATGTATCTTTCCTCAAGCTCGGCAGGTACGGAATCCTTAACGTGGTTTAAAACGATCTCTTTGGTTGTATCTGTGTCCTTCACTCTGTAAGTGAACTCTTGAAGTCCATGAATATCCGGACTCTCTAAACTGAGAGTGTAGTAGTCTCCAGTCTGAAGAGAGATCGCCGCGAAACTGTATTCAATTATTTTAGCCGTATTACCCACAGTAATCGCTGGAACGGTAACTGTAGGAGAGATTGTATTAGGAGCTGGAGTGTTAACTAAACCATATGCAACAGGATAATCATCTCCTGGAGTGTTTCCAACAACTTGTAGAGTATCTCCGGCTCCGACTACTGAGAAAGCATATCTTCCAGTGTAACCATTGACTGTGAGCTCTGTAATTAGCCCCGTAAGGATATCGACCAGGGTGGTGTCAGAAGGTTGAGCAACGTAAGAAACCGGAGTCGGTCCTGAAAGAGGGATCAACTCTAGAACTACTGTGTAAGTGTATCCGGGGAAGAAAGAAGAGAACGCAGAGAAATCATATTCCATTGTTTTCTGCTGAGGACTTCCTCCAGTAGGAGGTTGAGTGACTGTCACAGAAGAGAACTGAGAGCTCTCTGAGATCTGGCCATTTTCCGCAGGAGCTATTGCAATCCTCGAGGCCATGGTCACATCCGAGAGAAGGGCATCGGTGTTCCCAAGACCTACAGTTACCAAATGTTGGAAATCCTGAAGTCGAGTGAATCGACGGTAATCTACTCTCTGCAGACCATTCGCTACTTGGGCATCGATCACTCCGCCTGGGGCGAATGAAAGAGCGGTATCCAAGTCTATTAAGGATTGATCTAGAAAATCTAATCTACTCTTTACGGTTTTAAACTTAGCCATTTGACCTACTCAAAAACAACAACGAAATCTAAGTCCAGGTTTAACTTGCCTGCCTCAAGATTCCAGTTTTTTCGGTCTTCTAAAGGCTGGATAACCCGCACCCCAGCTTGCTTACAAAGTAGGTATCTTATTAAACAACTAAAACTGTTAATGTACCAGTTCACGAACGGCACTACTTCCCGCTCCTGAGCCCCTTCAACAATAACCGGGATCGAAAATTGACCCTTAATTACCTTACCATCACGACGAAACCCAATGAGGTTTCTGTGAGAAGGAGGGTCGGCTTGTAAAACCACTTCGAGCTGAACTTCTGGAGTCGAAATAGAAAAAGCTTTCTTAGCGTGCTGAACAGGTCGGATATACTCTTGATAAAGGTCTCTCAAGGATCGGAACTTCTCGACTGCAAGTTCCTCTTCTAATGTCTTAATTTCCTTGATCTCGATCTCATTGATATAGTCATAGAGAGATTGGTCCATCTCAAATTTGGAGCCTTTGACCTTGATCTTGATATTTTTCATTGCCTGCCTGGAGTTGAAGTGAAGGATTCTCTACCAAAAGCCGTATTATCAAAGAAATAAAAGAGGAAGCGGTGGGATTCCGACCCACGGACCCCGGTAAGGATCATCTGATCTCAAATCAGACGCAATAGAGCACTCTGCCACGCTTCCAAATACAGTAGATGTAGGATTCGAACCTACGGAACTGATCAAGTTCTACCGCTTTCGAGGCGGCTGCCTTCAACCACTCGGCCGATCTACTAAAATGCAGTAGGTGGTGGGATCGAACCACCGCTCCTTACGGAGACTTACGGTTAGCAACCGTATACCTTACCACTCGGCCAACCTACTAAAAATACGGAAGAGGCAGGTCCCGCCCCCGCAACGCTTTTCAACGCACACGCTTTCCAGGCGTGCTCCTCATCTAGCCGGATCTCTTCCAAATACGGTTCCGACGAGACTCGAACTCGCAACCCCCGACGTGACAGGCCGGTACTCTAACCATTGAGCTACGGAACCAAATGAAAACAAAAAACCCCCACCTTTTCGGGTGAGGGTTTTTGCAAATGACTTGCTAATTTTTAGCGAACAGGAAACCCTCCCCTCGGATCTGAATCCGAAGAGGAACTGGAATCACTATTTACCAAAAACTTGTAAGTCATATACTTAATCTTAAGTTATCAAATAACTATTGTCAATACTAAATTATTGTGCGACCGCCAACCATGAATTTCTCCAGGTCATTAAAGAACTTCTGCTGCCCTTCGACAGTGAACTGCTCGAAGTCCTTCATCAGCATTGCGTCTGGTATATGTCGGAGTAGGTTCTCACAACTACTACCCACTCCAATACCGGATAACTTGATGTCCTTGTACCTTCGGTAGATTTTAACTATATCTTCCGTGTAAGAAGGATTATTCGGACATCCGTCCGTAATCAAAAACACCAACTTACGAAACCCAGGCTTGGGTAACACATGCTTTTCCAAGCAATACATCAAGGCCTCTCCGGTCGGGGTTCCTCCACCAGAATTCATCTTAAACAGAGCGTCGCACATCCGTGCATCAAATATAGTGCTGTAAGGAATTATCTCATAAACCTTACAGTCACTCCCATATGATGAGTCGTAACCGAACATCTGATGAGGGATCTGCAGCTTCGACAAAGCCAAAGCAATCCCTCCTCCTACTTCAGCCACATTCTGGGTGTAACCTCCCATGGAACCGGAATAGTCGCAAATAATCGTTACGTCTACCTTTTCATGAGTAACTCCATCTTGAATCTTAGAGAAGATTCGAGGACTGGTCATGATCTTATGAGGCTTGGCCAACTTCCCAGAAGAATAACCGTCCTGATGATCTATCTGGTCTTCGACTAGAAGCATATCTAGAAATCGGTTGTAGAACATCTTCGACCGAAGATCTAAACGATCTCGCTGAGACCAAGAACCTGCATGACTGTTCGGGTTATACCGGTAGAAAGTTGTGTTCTCCATAACCCTATCAGTGAGATTTGTCCCGTAAGAGGGGTTGTTGTTCTTGTCACCATCGGACCAGGACTCCTCCTCAGTGACATTGTCACTACGGCAAGAGGAGTTCTTTACTTTATTCTCCAAGTCCTCATTAGAAAAACCATTCTCTGAGTGGGTCCCCCCTTGCTGAGATAAAGGTTGGTCACCGCCCTGGCCCCCTTGCTGCCCCTGATCAGATTGATCGGCTGGGTCTCCTTGACCGAACCCATCCGCTGGCATGGAGACCACATGGGACCCGTCGGACGTAGTTTCGTTCTCGAAGTTCTCAGGAAGTAAATCCTTGATCGCATCGAAGATGGCCTCAGCATCATCCTCCAGCAGGGCTGAGGACGGAATCTTCACCCATTTATGCTCCAGAAGACTCTCGATGGACTCATAGGCCTGCCACCAATCCTGCCTCTTGAAGTGCTTTTTAATCTTAGCCTTAGCAACACCATGACATTTCATCAGAAGACCTGAAATGAAGATGTTCAAGTTCTCGATAGCCTCTTGGTTCTCTTTGATCTTCTCTTTGTCGATACCAAAGAGCTGGTCTACACCAGACTCCTCTAGCTTCTTTACAAAGTCATCGACCCTCTCCTGGGACTTCTTATTGGAACGAGCCATCTTATCCATGATTCTCTGCTCCATGACCTTGAAACTGATTCCAGCGTACTTCAACTCTTGCTTGGCATTAATTCTTTGGTCTTCGGTCACATTCAGGATCTTGAACTTAATTCCACGAAGCTCCGTTTGATCCGAGTAGAGGATGTGTCCAACCTCATGAACAATATAATGAATCATGTTTGAAACATCAGTATCATCATTCGGATCGAACGGAGGTACGTAGATGGTATTGGTTTTGAGATCTACGCAGGGAGACTCCCCAACCTTCACGTTAACCCCATACTTGTTTACGATGGCCTTAGCGAGCTGATCAGCTCGGGACAAACCCACCGAGTAATTGGGTATGGCTTTTTTGGCGTTAGTGTTTTTATTTTCTTGAATAATCTCAGACATTGTAGACCTCTAGGGTAAAATCCGTACTACTATTACTTTAAGTATCCGCGACCGATCATGAAATCACGAGCGGACTCGATACACAAGGCATCGAACTCAGAGAGTTCTTCGTCAGCTACAACATCCTCGTAAGAGAAGTTGTAAGCTACCTTAAAGTAGTCAACGTCCTTGCCCATGTTAATGATGGCCTCGGTAGGAGAACTACCACTGATCTTGGTTTCATGAACACCGTCCTCCAGAGCTTCAATTGCCGCTGTAAGGTCCGTAGATGGGATAGTCTTCCCACTGTCCTTGAAGATCACATCATCAGTAGACCCTGGGGAAATCATGGTCACCAACTGATCATGCATCGCCTTGGCGGAAGCCTTGTCAGAAATACCTCTCATGAACTGATCGAAAACCAGATCAAAGTTCATGGTATGGGCGTGCTGAATCAACTGAATCAACTTACGAGTGGTCAATGGGAACTCGATTCCATCGCCGTTAGCATAACGCTCTCTCTGACTGGAAGCATATTCACACAGAGTACTGATAACTTCCTTGATCTTTTCGTGAGCGTAGTAAGCCTCACCATAACCAAAGTACTCCAGAAGAAGTTCAGTTTCAGTCTCCGCATCCAGGTACGAAATCGGAATTGGAATGAAACGATCCTTAAAAGCGAAGTTATCTCGCTGAGTACCAGTGTACTGAATCGAAGGAGGATTCATCGTGGCGAAGAATCGGAAATCAGGATGTTTGAAGACCTTATCACCTGTATGAAGAGTCAAATACCCTGTGTCCTCCAAAATGGAGTGTAATGACAGGCGTACTGACGGCTTGATACCATTGATTTCCTCAAGGATCAACCACTTACCATGACGTACACAGTCCGTGAGAAATCCGTCTTTCCAAGTCAGCTTAGGCATACCGCCTTCACCGGGCTCCAAAGTCTGACATCCGATGATCTCATCTTCGGTCAAATTCCCCGAGCCATCGATACGTACAACCTCGACACCCTTTTGACGAGCGAGGCATCGTACAATCGTACTCTTACCAGTGCCCGACTCACCTTGAAGCAAGACTGGTTGATTGAATGTGATTGCGTTTGAGAGAATCGTAATGTTCTCATCTGAAAAGTAACCTTCCGTCTTAGAAGGTCGTGGGCGGTAATGCACCTTGTTTGTATTTTCGGCAGTTTCCATAGTTTTAAACTCCTGTAGTTCGTTAATACCCTATTACCAAAACAAATACCTGTAGAGATATTACTGATCGAAAAACAAAACTAAAAGAAAATTCAAAAATTGGAAATTATTTTAAAAGAAATTCCATTTTCTTCAAAATATAGAAGAGCTCAACGTCCTCGCCCTTGTAAACAAGGTACTTCAGAACTGCTGGGAGAAGCTTCTTGTCAAAAATAAATAATGAATCCCGATCCTGGTCATAAATAAAATAAGACCCTCTCTTCTGCAGAGAATCTAAATCCTCAGCAGTTAGGTTGTAGTGAGACATTACATATCTTCGAAGGTTCTTCGTCAGGCCGAAATAGTAGTTACTGTCTATAAACAAAGAAACAGTATCCAGCCTCTTGAGTAGGAAATTGTGGAGCTTTTCTAAAAGAGGAGCCATTGGAATCGCCATGTTAGAAACGAATTCCACATCCATATCCCCAGTATCTGTATACTTAGGGGCATCTAGACTCATGTGAAGGTTCTTTAGCTTCCTCTGAACGTCTCGTTCATATTCTTTAATAAGAGATGGATCTCTTCGATCGAAGGAATCACTCATCACCATCTTCATACTCTGAAGAGCTTTCGACAAATGAAAGAAACACTTAGCTATGTCCTTCTTCTCCATTATATCCTGGGGAAGAAACAAAGAGTCATCCATCTTACTTTAGCCTTTTGCTCAGGAAGTGTAGATTGGCAACTACAGACTTTGAATGCTTTTTAGCAAGAACTGATCTTGATTTAACACTGAAGATAGCATCATCGACAGCCTCATTAGCCGCTTTGTGATCCAGTCCCCATATCTCCATGATTCTAGGAACATGGTCGTTCTTGAAGGAATCTACAAAGAATGCGTTATCCTTCTCGGAGTAACTTTCCCACTTATCGTAGGCGTAACTAACTGCTTGAAAAAATGCTACTAGGTCTGATCTCATCTCACTTTGGCGTGAAATATTAATGAATTATTGAGACCCGGCCTTCTTAAGCCTGAGGGATAAAATCACGTTATGAGCAGCTTCCGCATCGCCTATAGATTCTAGGGTGGACTGGTAAATGATAGTCTCTCCCTCATTATAAACCTTAGACTGAGGACACCCTTCTTTATTGAAGCAATCACAACAGGCTTTGAACAAGGTACTGGTCTTCACGTCTGGGTTTCTTCCAGTAATAGAAGCATAGTCCCCAACAGAGAACAAAGAGTACTTTGGGCACTTGAACTTCTTACAAGACTCGAACTCTTCCGCCTTCAGGATATCGATAGAATGCTCTTCGACTCCTTCCTTCTTAGCGGTCAGTCCAGCTACCAACTCATCCGCAGAAAGAACTTTAGTAGAACCTGTACGACGAACTCTCTGATAATTCGGAAGATCTTCCGAAGAAGTTCCGAAGTAAGCGTCAAAGTTAGTAGATCCCCCTGAGTCCTGAACAGGGCGTGAATTAGGTGTAATTTTGCCGTCGGTAGGCGTTCCTGTTCTTACAGTGAGGTTGATCTCCTCGCCGTCTTCCGGCTCCGGACCTGCTAGATCTTCTGGAGTAAGAGGTCTGCTATCTTCGCCCTCTTCCGCACTATAACGCATAGCTCGATCTGGAATGAAATGCTTAGCTGATTCTACATCCATAAGTCGTTGCTGCTCGGCCACTCGATGGCGGTTAGCCTCCATGGCCATTTTCTGCTGTTCCTCGAACCGCATTCTCTGCTCTTCGTAATCTGGTGGAACGCCTTTGATATCCAGAAGATTATCGAAAGCTGGGCAATCATCTAAGTCACCAAACTCCAGTAAGTCGGTGATCACAAACAGCAGTTGATCGAAGTCTACCTTTACCCTGGGGGCTGTGAAATACGACTTGTACTTAGACTTAAGACACTTCTCCAACTCTTCTTCACCCTTTTCCTGGGCAGCTCGTAACATCTTCTGGCGAGCCTTAAAGAACTTCAATAAACGATCTTTGAATACGAAGGGATCAAAGTCCGTAGCGGAGCTTTGGACTTCACCCGATCCTAAGTTATAAGAATTCCTCTGGGATTCTAACTGCTCGGAATTATGAACCCCGTACATATAACGACCTTGATTGGCACCTGCGGGAGCCGCTAGGCTCCCCTGGGCTCTTTGATACATAGCATCTCGAGCCGCTGCAGAGGAAGCCGCACCATACGCCGGGGACGCAGGAACATTACGAGCTACTCCTGGGTTAGCCGAGGACATTCCCATATTACTCAGAAGATCTCCTTGCATGGAAAAAGAATCTGAATCTAAAGGGGAACTTCCTTCGGAGCTTGCGTCTAAAGTAGAGGTTGATTTTTTGTCTTCCATAATCTCACCCGTCCGGCCATCAACAACTTGGCCCTCTTTACCTACACGAGTAGTGACATTGGATCTGCCCAGACCGTTTCGCTGGACAGATGTGGAAAAGGGAATGACAGTGCTATCAACCGAAATTAAATTGACAGAACTAGCCGCTTTTCTTGCATCTTTCGCCATCATAATACTCCTGGTATTTAGGATAACGAAAGCCGTTTATAATTTCAAGAATTAAACTAACAAATCCGATAGTCTCTCATCCTCAAGTAGGTTCGTTAATTCCTTAACTAATAATCTTTTCAATAAATCTAAATCTTTGAGAGAAGAAGTAATCGAAATATCTTCCTCGATAGCGGTACTGAACCGCCGTAATAATCTTTCTATTTTATTCTCACGCTTAATCTGTGCTTCTAGTCCCTTAGCCGTAGGACTCTTAATCCTACCACCCCTTGGACCAGGGCGATTGATTAAACCCATCTTAAACAGAGTCGGACCGTCCGCGAACGTTCGTAGAAGGTCCTCATTAGCGTGGATTTCGGCATAAAGAGCATTCAAAGAGTTATGGCCATTGTCGAACTTTTTCTTATGCTCTTTAATCTTTGCCACAAGTTTTTTGACACCATTATTGATGGGTTCGAAGAACTTCTCGATCTTCTCGAATTCCTCAACAGCTCGATCACTGCTCGTGTCCATACGAGCTAAGCTGTTCTCGATTTCCTGGATTCTGGTCTTTCTGTTAAGATTTACCTGAGAATCTGGATTTTTAGATTCTTGGATCTTCTGATTAAGAGATTCAATCCTCTCGTTCATAGTCACTCTTCGTTTAGCGTCGCGAGCCTGCTCAGACTCCAACTTCCTGATAGCAGCACTTCGCTTCTTCTCAATCTTCATTCTCTTATCTAGAAGAGTCTGAAGTTCTTCTTGCAATCCTTCTAAAGAGTCCGAACCCTGTACCTGAAAATCAAACCGAAGCTGGATGTCTTTAGCGTACTTCTTAAACTTTCTACGCAAAGATTTATAACTATCTGGATAATTCTTAAGGTTATCCAGATTATCCTTATACAGAGCATACGCGGAAGCCCACTTACCGGCGTTAATCGCATTGTTAATCTTAGGAATAACCTTGGACTTAAACGAAGCCAATTCGTCAAGATTCTTGAGATCCCCAACTTTACCCAGTTTAAAAAGGGATCTCCCAAAAGTCGATCCGATGAAAGGTCTTATAGCACTCTCCAAGTTCTCTAACTCCCCTTTGAGTGATAGATCTGCGGCTTCCTCGTACTGGTTCATTTCCGCTCGAACTTTAGACAGTTCTTCCTCCTTGCGAGCTATCTGAGATGAAATATCGGATAACTTTTTTCGAAGCTCTCCCATAAATCCACCTTCCTCTATTCGATCATCGGAAGACTTCTGGGCATTGTAGAGCTCCAAGTACTCGCCCTCATGCTCACGTTTCTTTTTATTCAAAGAGTAAAGTTCATTAATTAATCCCTTCTGAAGGCTCTCCAACTTGTCGAAAGGACGAATGTCTTTATTGTTCTTAAACAGTGTGAACTTGGCTTGCTCGAGGGCTTCATTGCGTTTTGCATTAAAAACAGGTATTGCTTTTTCTGCCAATTTAGCTACGAACTTGTCTGCCTTCGCTGTAAAATTCTGGCGGATCAGATCCGAGCCTCTTACATCGCGTAGAGTGCTTAGATCAAAAGTCATTGGAAGAGCGAAAATACTCTTTATCTCACCATTCTTGGAAGGATCTGGATTCTCTAAGTACTTTTGAAGCTCTCGATCATAGATCGGTCCAAACTTATCAGCTTTTTCGAAAATATCCGCTAAAGAGTTTAAGTTCCCAGCAGCCTTCTCGTTAAGGCCCTTGTCATCTGATAGAAGGGAGTCCGCGATCTTTTCCATGCTCTTAATAGTGAACATTTGAAGAACCTTTTTAACCTTAGGAGCCACCTTATTGAAGCTCTCAAACACAGGGTTATAGAGATGCTTCTCCAAAACAGCCTTAGTCTTCGGGTCCTTAACGTAACGATCCAAGTTCAAAATAAGGCCTCTATACTGATCCATAAACTTTTCTCGGTGCTTATTAATGGCTTCATTAGACCCGCCGCCTTCCAAGAGATCCATGAGCGGTCCGGCTTGGTTCAGGAAACTCTTCTTCTGGTTGCCTAACTTTATAACCTCCGACTGGGCAAGGTTAAACTCATCACGCATAGCCTTTTGAGCCGCAGCATCTCCTTGCAACTCAATCTCAGTACGGGCCTGATCCTCCGGAATGTCCTCGAACTCTCGAGTAAACTTAGAACGCTCTTCTTCATAGTCCATCTTGTACCTATCAAGATCCATTCTGAACCGGTTGGCATTGGAAGATAATTTATCGGATCGATCCTTATAAGCGGCAGCTTGTTCTTGAATCTGATCCATATCCGAAATCAAGAAAGCCAACAAGCCCTTATGATTACCTTTTACGCTCTTGGACTTCAACAACGCCAAAACTCTCTCTTTAATAGCCCCCAAACGTGCATTAGCCTTGGAGACCTCATCTCTCTGACTGTCCACCAGGGATTGAGCATTAGCCTCGGAATCGGCATCTCCTGATTCTTTAGCATCGATCAAGTCTTCTTGTAATGAGGCTAATAGAGCTTTCTTGGACAATAACTGAGAAGCGGCCTTCATCAAACCGCCGGACAATCTATACAAAAAACTCTTAAATTCAGGATCACTATCAAGAAGATCGAAGAAATCCTTGAACTTGTCTCTCAGATTCCCCGACTTAGCCGCGTCCATGATCTCCTGTACTTCGTCTGAAGAAACATTAACATCGAACTTATCCTTACGACTGTTATACGCATCTATCTCATTTTTTGTACTTTCAGGGTCCATAAGACCATACAAGAACTGATGGATCTTTTCTTTAGAAGCTTCGGAAACTTCCAAAAAGGAAGCCATAGCCTTCGGGTCCTTCAACATCTCTATAAAGCGATCGTACTGATCTTTGAGGTTTTTGGAATCACGAAGAGATTTTGTATAAGTATCCCAATCAAAATCAAACTCTGAGTAAAGTCTCAGACTATCTACCTTATCTTGATTTGAATTGAGGCTGGAATCCAATCCCTTCAGCTTGTTATTAATTTTTGAACTAAGCTTGTCCCTCAACTTAGGGTCCGCCTGGATCTTATTAATTGTCGCAAAGAAAAGACCCACTCTCCTGAAAAACTGCTTCGAATCTTCAGGCTTCAGAGATGAGCCGAACTTTTCTAGAACTTTCGGATTACCGAGATAACCGGAATTTAAGTACTCAGAGAACTTTAAAGCGTCCTTAAGACCGAAGTCAGTCTTCTTAGATTGACCTGTGCTTTCATAAATTTTCTTAAAAAGCTGAGTGTCCTTGAGAAACTTCTTAGAGTCCACACGGGCTTTTAATTCCTCGAACTCTTTCTTAACGGTACGTAAGTCTCCCCGATCCTCCCCGTCCATGAGGGAGAACATAAGATTATCATACTCTTCCATAAGCTCACGGTAATGCTTATCGATCTTTCTGGAGATATTCATTATACGTGATTTACCAGTAAGGCCTTCGCCCCACTCACTGCCTAAAGTAGCTCGTATCGTCTTGAAGTCATTCAATTTTTTAACCGCAGCTTTATCTTTGTTTTTCACGAAATCTGAATCAAACTTTTCTAAAAGCTCTTCATATGAAGAAACCTTAAGCTTTTTCATAAGCTTTTCATACTCACTCGCTTTAGCTGCATAAGAACTGGGAGCGATCTGACGCATTTTCTCGAAAGCCATCATCTTTTGGATATCTAGATTACGTTGAAGGATAGCCTCTTGCTTCTTTCTTTTCTTTTTCTGATCGGGAGATTCCCAGTCTTTTACAAAACTTAGAACTTTTTTAACATTAAAGGACCTATCAAACCTATCGACATTTTTCTGGTAGATCTCCTTGAAGTAATCCTGGAATACGGGATCAAGGGCCTTCATGAAATCTTCGACTGTGTTTGCACGAACCTTAGAAATCGCGGCCTTAAACAGAGGATTAGTCTCTTTTAACTTAATACCCTTAGTGAAATCCAGCTCATAGATGACTGGAGCGGATTTATTCGCATAAAACTTACCCGATGGGTCGGAACCTAATGAGTCTAACATCTCTTTAGCTTTTTCAGGATTCGCGGACAAAAATTGTTCCCTGGTGTCCGTCTCGGGAATAAAGTAAAGTTTACCGTCCTTAGGAACCAGGGCCTTCATGTATGGCATATTGAACACCGATAGTGCTGCTAAGAAATCCGTTTTGTTGAATACCCTACCGACCACAAAATTATTCATTTCTTTAGGATTTATAATAGACTTTAAAAGCTCTTCGTTGGCTTCTTCAAAGATGGCCTTCGCCCTCTCCTGAGAACTTTTGTTATTCGAAAGATCTTGCATAAACTCATCAAACGACTTTTGCATTGAAAGGCTCAAAATCCCAGACTCAACTTCTTTCATGATTTTATCTTTAAGAACAGCCTGAGGATCACTCGCTCCGGACATCCAGATATCGACATAAGGAAGAATAAAGTACTTCATCAAGATATAAACCGGTGAAGTCTTAGCATACGCTTCTTTAGAAGAAAAGATCTCTTCGGACATCTCCTTGAATGGGCCTCTACCTATAACTCGCTCCAACCTAGCCCCGTTCTTGAATAAGTTGACAAAACCGTTCCTGCCTAGTTGGTCATAAAGAGCTCTCTTGGTCGCCAAGATTTCTTCATAATTTTTCTGAGATTGATCAGTGAACCCAAAAGCCTTCTGTAACTGAGGCATATTGAACTTCTCTAGATCTTTTTTCAATTTCTCACCCTTATCAAGGAAAAGCGTCTCATTAGCCAGAATTGGTAAAACTCTATCCATCTCCACACGAAAACCATTGACCATCTGTTCAACACGACTGTCTCCCAGGTCGCTTTCATCTTTCTTATCGGGGGTACGCTTCCGCAGCATATCCTCACGTTCTTGGTCTTGATCCTGATTCTCAATATCCTGAAGAACATCTTGACCAGTGATACCCTCGGCTTGATCTTTACCCTCAGTGACCTGCTCTTGACTTATTAAAGTCTCCTCCACGTCCTCACCAGAAGCCAACTCCATAATAAGTGCGGTCTCGCCTCTCTTATTTCCCGAAAGACGATCAACCAGACTGGTTGACATACCCTTATCTCTCTGAGCCTTTCTAGCAAAGTCCACAGCAGTGTTGGAGACAGTTTGCCGTACATACTTTCCTAGATCCAACTTATCCAAGTTAGAAGAAGACAGCATTGAATCCTCAAAAAACCTACGAACAGAAGAGCTCTCTGGTAGAGATGTCGTGAACTTCGAAGCTACCAGATCCCCTAGTATTGACGAGGCCTCTGGAGATAGAATAGTACCTCCGTCTGGATGCGGGTTCAAAACGCCCGTATTCTCTTCTTCAAATTTGAACCTATCGCCGACATTTAGAAGATCCGTCGGAACCTTGTCTAAGACCGGCTCTAGAATTGAAGATAATCCCAATTCATCAATTTTATCCGCAATTAGAGATTCATCGTTCAAGTCATTCTGTATGGAAGAGAGAACACCTGACTCAGCAATTCTATCCTTAAACAAGGATTGTCTTTTCTCTTCTACTTTGGAATCAATATCCGCCATTCCTTTAGCTATCACCCCGTAAGTTGATGCATAATCCTCACGAGCCTTATTTCTCTCATCTATGAGTTGATAGTGTTTGCTGAGTTTAGAATCGGGGTTATCTTTATCAAACGCATCCCTCAGCTTACTTAAGCGTCCGGGAGCCGCTCCCATACTAGATTTAAGCTTTCGAAGCTGAGATTCTGCTCTTTGAAGAGCATCCTCACGAGTAGCATACTCTGCTTCTAATTTTTCGAGCTTTTCTTTCTTTGAAAAATAATCTGAGGAAACCTTGTTAAATTCGTCTATGGAACAATCTCCACGTTCCTTGGACTCCTTGATCTTAGTAAAGTTCTCCTCCATTATCTGGCGTAGCTCGGCCTTACGCTCTTCAATGTTCTTCCTATCCTCATTACTCAAGGACACGGAAGGAATAGAACCTAATTCACCGTACTCTCTCTTGGCCGTAGAATGAGCTCTCTCCGCTTCTACTAAAGGACCACACTTCGCGTGCAGTTCCTTAAATTGTGCCTCTAGCTCAACCATAGAATTCTTCTGCTTATCGATACGCTTAAGCATGGCTTTCTCGTTACTGAGACGTTTAATCTTCTTCTCCAGAGTCTCTTGATCCTTGGGCCCCTTCTCTAAAAGATCAGCGTACTTCTTAAGCTTCCTACGAAGCTCACTTAAACCAGCACTAGACTTCGCCAACTTTCTCTCAGCCTTGAACTTTTCTTTCTTGGCAGCCTCGTGAGCCCTCCAATCACTACTATTCTCTTTGATAAAATTATCCTCAAGACTGCTTCGAAAATCTTTAAGAAGCTTAGCCTTTTCAGGATCGACTGCATTGACTTGCCAAGAACCAATCTCATCATAAACCTTAGCAGCCTTATCTTGGTCTCTCATGGACTCATCGAAAACATCAGACATAAGAGCACTCACAGCAAGCTTACTTATGCTTTCCGATCCTGCTACAGCCTTACCTTCGGATGTTAGAGCAAACACCGAAGGAAGAGACGCTTCTCCTTTATTATTGACTGAGGACTTCTGAAGATATTTAGCGAAATCTCCTTTGGAAGAATCCGGATTAAAGTACTCTAGAGCTTCTTTGACCATAGCCAAAACAGAATCGCCTTTCTCTGTTTTAAGCTTCTTAGCCCACTTGGCCGCAATGTCGGAATCCTGTGCTTGAGTCTTAACCGCATCGGCGATCAAAAGAAGCTGTCCTGCTCTTTCCTCAATTTTATCCCTATTCAGCACGGCCAACTCTTCCAAAACCTTCATTTGAAGTGAATTGGAAACCACCTTCTGCAGCTTCTCTACCATGTTGCTGAAGACCCTAACCGTAGAAGCGTCCCCGGCCCCCTGAGCACCTAAATCCAAAGAGTCTAAAATATTAATACTCTTCAGTTTTTGTTCAAGAACCCTCTTCTTATCCTTCAGGTCCTTCTCTAATTTAGGCGTTTTTGCTCTCAACTCTTCCAAAGAACTGGTAGGTTCCGGCTCTGCTAATTTTTTATGCGATTTTTTACTGTTACCCTTAGACTCTTCCAGATCGCGAATAGCCTTGGAATTAGCTGCTAGAGCATCTCGTGCAGCTTTGACAGCAGCGGCATCGTCTTTAAACACCCGCACTGTCTCTGGATTAAAGAACTGAGGGAAATCTATTACAGATTCTGCTAAAAACGTAAGAGCTTCTTGGTTAAGTGATTGGAAAACGCTAGAACCCTCCATACCCTCTGTAGTAAATACCTGGGTAGGAAGACCTGCAATAGCACTTTTTAAAATTTCAATGGAATCTTGAACGAGATCGGAGGGAGAGCTCCCCTCACCCCCTGAGGAACCTCCGACGGTATCTAGACGCACATCATCCATAGCTTTAATAGATTTAGTGACATCTGAAAGGATCTCACGATAAATTTGAGACTCCTCAGCAGACTCTAGGTCTTTCAGAATTCCAGGAGCCTTAGTTACCATACTACTAACGTCTCGAAAGGACTCCGAGTCAGAAATCTTCTTTAAAAGAACCGGATCAAAGGACATAGCCTGGACTTCTTCATCAGAAAGATCCTCTAAGGGCTTGTCTACATTAATTCCAAAAACCTTGGCCATGAAAGCTTGGTAAGTGGTCTCGTCTAAATCGGGGAGCATTGGGTTCTTAGGAGCTTTGTCTTTTCTGAAGATCGCAGGAGCCAAGGCTTTTATGTTAACATCCAAACCTGACTTCTCGCCGTTATTGGAAAGCTCCAGGGCTTCCTCCAACTGAACCTTTTTGTCGAAGAGAGCAAGAGATGAGCTCAAGTCTGTCATAAATTCAAAGGCCCTACGAGAAGAATCCTCGTCCAACTCACCTTTCTCATTCTGCCCCGAGATGAGCTCAGTAAACTTCGACTTCATAGCCTCAAGATCTTCTTTCTCTACCTGCTTATCTAGAACGTCTCCAACCTCAGAAACCAAATCACTAAGAGTGGAATCATAATCCGCATTGAAACTTTCTTTGGGAGAGTTCGAACCTCTTTCGTACCTATCCAGAAGGTCGGACTTAGTGATGCTTTTCATAAGATCACGAACTGGAACAGTTTTACCGTCCAGGGTTATAGCCGTGTACCCCGTGCTACGGTCAATAAAGATTCGGTAGTCGCTATAACCAAAAAAATCTAAACGCTTTCGAATGGTACTCTCTCGCCTCGTCAGCATATTCTGAATTCTCTCATAGTCTTCGACCGCATTAACCGAATCCCAATCTACCTCACCTCTGGTAATCTCCTGTAGAGAATCTATGGCGTTATTACGAGATTTCTCAATATAACTCTTAAAGTCGAATAACGTTTCTTGAATATGGTTGACGCTCTCTCTCAAGACACCTAGATCCTTCCGAACTGCTTCTGGAAAACCTAGACCTTTCTCCGTAGCCTCTTGGCGAGCCTTTTCTAATAATTTTCTTCGATATTTTTCTGTTGCCTTTTCGATCTCTCTTTTGTCCTGAGAGGTCAACTTAGGAGGGGCCATCCTGGGAAGTTTATTACCATCTGAGTCTACACGCTCACGATCTTCAATTTCTTTTCTTTTCGCCAAAAACTCCTCGGTTGCTTTTTTTCGGAATTTCTGAAGATCTCCCTTGATCATCCCATAAATATCCAGATTCTCTAATCCGTCCACAATCCAACTTCTAGACTCTTCAAGATCTTCCTGACGTGCTCTAAAACTTTCTATGGACTTCTCAACTTTACGAAGTTCTTTAAGATTTCTTTCTGTAGGCTCCTCGTCCTTCAACTCCGATTTATACTCTTCAAGCTCTCTGATGTTTTCGTCGAGAGTGAGTAAATAAATATCACGATTAAAGTTCTCAGAAAGTATCTTCGATAGAGAGGACTCTACGGCCTCTTGACGATCTTCGTCATAAACCTTGACCTTAGTATCATTCAAAAAGTCCTTATTTTTATCGAAAATGGAACTGGCTTTGAAAAGTGCCGCCCCAATACCAGGAAGATCATCTTGGTAAAAGTCGACAAACGCCGCGAATTGCTTGGAGTCTAGAAGAGACTTAATACCAAATCTACCCAGACGATCGATAAACGTATTCAACTCCTTCAGAATAAGGTCTTTATTTTCATAAACATCGAAAGTATCGTAAGCCTCCTGCTTAACCTCAGGATCTTGGGTAAAAGTCTGAAGATCCTTAACCATCTGGGCCCTCTTCGCCGCAGCTTCCTTAAACTCGTCCTCTAAGTCCTTATAATCGGAAACCGCTTCTCGGAAAGTCTCAAACTTCTCGTCAAAAACACGGGAAGTTTTCTTCTGCTTATTGAAGTTGGTCTTTGTCCAAAAATCCTTAAACTTAGCGACGATCTCCTTAATGGTATCTGTACCCAACTCGGAAAAGAATCCTAAACCCCACTTGTTATCAAGCTGCTCAGCGAGGGCCTTGTTCTGGTCCAAGATCGCTCGAGAGGCCAAACCCCTGACTTCTGAAGAAAAAACATCATTAAGAACATCAACGTCTCGTTCCCGAAATCGTCCCTGGTCGGCGGCATCCTCTTCTCTAGAAGCAGCGACCACACCAATCATTGATTTAATTTGCGAAAGAGCCGCTCTTTTGACAAGAACTCGTTGATCCTGGCCATATTCAGAAACTAATTTGGACAAAACCTCTAACTGAGAATCTGGCTTCAATTTCAAGAAAGTAGAGAAGTCTCTACCCATAACTTGATCTACTACGTTTGCAATTACAGTTTTACGAAGATTTTTAGTATTTAGGTCTTTCATCAGATCCTTCCGAATATAGTATTTTCCGTAGAACAAAAGGGGTTCATTACCTCCCTTTTATTAAAGAAAAAAAACCCGTGAGCTTACCCACGGACTTTTATAATTCCAATCACTTAGAGAAAAAAGTCGAGTACTTAATGCGAAACTTCGAAAGATTAACCTTAGGACGATGAAGCACCAACTCTCGACTATCCGTGGAAAAATCCAGAAAAACATCGGACACTCCTGGAATAGTCTCAAAAATATCTTCAAGCTGGCGGGCTAACCTTCGAGTCAACGGAGTATTCTTAAAGTCGAAGGTCTGGTCTTCCTTACCATCCAGGTTAAGCTTAATATTCGGAAACTCCGTAGTCTTATGTCCGGGGAGAACACTCTTGGGCTCCTTACCCACGATCTTAGGAGCCGAATCCTCCGCATTCTCTGACTCTTCTGGAGAGAAGTTAAGAACCTCCTTTAACTCATCGAATGAGGAAAAGGATTTAAGTTTATCCAACCCATAGAAGCCGGACTTGGTTCCCCTGGATCGAAGTTCGGGTGAAAGGACTAAACAGTCTTCCTGGTACTGTTTAAGGACCTCCACGGAAGCCACCCCTAGAATATACACAGCGTTGATTCCCTCTCTAAACATAAAGATCTCGGGATACTTCGGTTCCTTAAATATCAGGGGAAACTTACCAATCTCCACGGTCTTGACTCCAGCGTCCAAACCAAGAATTTTCAAATCCGGAGCATTGAAGTCCTTAGAGTCCCCCACAGACCAATCCACAAAGCGAACGCCTAGTAATTTTTCCAAAGCTACTTCGCCTAGGGTTCCCGTGAAAAATCTCTCGACCTGCTTACTTCCATCGATTATGTGATGAGATTCGGATTGCTTCATCTCTACAACCTGCTTAGCGAAGGTCTTGACTTTTTGAACCTCTTCGGCAAGGACATCAACCTTGATCGAGTTCTCTTTGATAAACTTTAAGATCTCAGCATCTGTCTTTTGGTAAAAAGGAAACTCCTTCTCAGGTTCAACCTCAACTACTTCCTTACTCTCCTCGGTAACATCTCCTGAGTAGCTGACCACCTTATCAGAGTAACCTGGGGTAACCGGGGGTCGGACTTCTCCACCAGTCGAGTGGAGATACTCCGGTACTGTCATCTTAGCGTCGGCTGCTTGTTTCATGAGCTTAGTGGGGTAAACATTACCATCGTCATAAATACGACATTCTGTGGTCATCCCCCAATTAGATTTAACGTGATCTGAAAATTCGATATCAGTGATAAAAGGAACTTCAAAATCGGGGAACGGTACTTGCATACACTCTGACATCTCACGCATCGCGTCAAAAATAATGTCCTTATGGCACTCAAAAACCAATTCGTCGTGTACAGTAAGAAGGATCATAAGTTTATCTTCCCACCCATTCTTCTTAATCCTACGGCTGCAACGAAGCATGGCCATCTTCATAAGATCCGCAGAAGATCCTTGAATCTTATGAGAAAACGCCTCCCGCTTAGCAGCACTTTGAGCCTTTCGAATATCCTTTTGCTCTTCACGAGTCTCTGCCCTCTGGGGATCTAATTTAAAGGCGGGCATAGGACGCTTCCGACCTAGTTTAGTGAATGCCGCATGACGAGTCTCAGCTTCCTTCCAAACCTGTTTACGAAGATCGTCCACCATTGGGATACCTTCCCAATAATTCTTTAAAACCCTGGCTGCTTCATCCTCCGGTATCTTGGCCTGTTGACTCAAACCAAAAGGACCACCTCCGTAGAGGGCGAGAAAATTAACCGTCTTGCCCAAGGATCGCTCCGCTTTGGAGATCTGCTTCGCAGGCTTCTTAAAAATGTTCATGGCCGAAAGCATGTGAAGATCCCCGTCTCCGTTTATGAACGAATCAATCCACTTCGGCTCCTTAGAGAGGTTGGCGGCCATCCTCAATTCCACTCCCGAGAAATCGATAGTAAAAATGTAGTTATCCGGATCACGAGCAATGAAACCTCGGCGGATGTTTGGAGAAGTATCAATCTCAATATCTTCTAAGAGCTCGTTCTCGCACGTTGATTCAAATGGACATCCCGAACAATCTGTTCTTGTACAATAGATGCCGTCCTTGCCGTCGAAGATGTACTCGTAACAGTAATGATCCTCGGGCATGTCTTCCTGACGAGCTACCTTTATCTTCCGAACCTTCTGACCCTTCTTAGGACGAATGGCCGGGATATTCTGAGGATTAACTCCAGGCAGGTAGTGGGAAAGAGCTTTTCCCCCTCCTCCTCCGAATCTACCCGTGGAGATAGAGAATTGCTTGAATGCCACATATCCAATCTTTAGATCTAGATCTTGGATGTAGGGAGTTACGTAATTGCTCATCAACTTCTGGACCTTCTTATAGTCCCGATAACTGAGAAGAACATCATTACCCGAGGTTTCTGCGAGCTTTAGCATGGTTTTCTCGTCAGTTTTGTACTTACCCTTATCTGTCTTGAAGGGGTTCTCGATTCCAAGATCCTCGAAGAAAACACGACCAACCTGAGGGCCCGAGTCTATATTAAACGCTCCGTACTCCACATTACATTTGCTATAAACCTCTTGCTTAATCCTCTCCATCTTTGAACTAATTCTCCGCTCCAACGTTTTGAAATAAGGAACATCGATAGCAACACCGTTCCGCTCCATCTCACGAACCACATCGATAAGCTCAGTCTCCATTTCATAGATGATCTTCTGCTCTTCCTTTACGTATTTGAACATCTCGTACAGATCACGAGTATTAAGAGCATCTGAAGCTGCGTATAAACAAGCTTCCTCCAACTTCGCGTTCTTAAATCCTTCCCCGACCATATCGTCGTCATCTACGCCCTCGACCCCAGCCACGTTCTTAAACTCAATCATCTTACGCTGAAGATAAATTTTAGAAGCCGTCTTCAGTCCTTTACCCTGGGCATCATTAGAGTCATGGAGGCAGACGGCGAGCATCGCATCTTCGAAATTCTCACCAGCCTTCATATGGATTCCATTAAAATGAAAAACCTCAGCATCGTACTTAGCGTTGTAAAAAACCCACTTGGTCTTGGGTATGATCGACCTGAAAAAATCCATAAATCGACCGTAGGGAGCGTTCAGCCCAAAATTATGATTCAAAGGAATGTAAGCACACTCCTTATCCCTGTAAGAAAAAGAAAGACCTACGATCTCCGCAGTCCGCACGTTAAGTCCTGTAGTTTCCGAGTCGATTGCGATGTACTCCGCCGTGGATAACGCTGATTCAAAATAATCTACTATCTCGTCCATGTCGTTGAGAAGCAGGAAGGTCATCTCATCCATCCAAGGCTCTACCATTTCCTCTCTCGCGACTTCTTTTAAAAAATCTCCCCTACCCGGCATTACTTCTGGTTTTAGGACATCCCGAACATTAATAATCATACTATCCCTTTATCTCGAAGAATCTCAGTCCTTCGACGTTAAGTTCCTTAGCCTGCTTAGGCTTAATGTCCAGAAGATTTTGAATGGAAAACTCTGGAGCTACTAAAGACAAATACCCAAGATCTTCCACTGAGCAAAAAGAGCTCTCGATGAAAGTTTTTGTATGCATCTGATCTAAAGAATTACCTCGTTTGAACTTAGAAAACAAGGCCTTGACATCTAATGAATTTAGACTGATGTCTGGGACCTTGAGAAAATCTCCCATAGTTCCTGGGGTTTTCACTTCTTCCATCAATTCTAGAGGTTTGAAAAAATAAAAAAAACAAACGTTGTCCTGTACGTAAACTTTGAGGTACTCCCCCAACTTCAAAAGATCGAACTCTGACTTCAGGAGGGATTTAATCTTCCTCAAAATGAAATATTTTAAAAAAAGTAAAGTAGTCAAATTCTTATTTGACTTAGGAACACAAAGCCACCATATCTTGAAGTGCTTACTAAAAACGGTAAGCTTTCCTTGATGAAACACAGAGCTTTTCTCAGCCCTACGATCGAAGCCCTCTTGCATGGGCGGAATCAAGGTTCCCAAAAAGTCCATAAACTTGGAATCGAAGTCTGGAACTTCTAGGGAATCCTCATCAAAATAGGGAAGGCAATCCCTATGAGTGAAAGTTCTAGCGGTGAACATTGTGTCTACAGAACGATAGATCTCATCTGCAACTTTATCCGAAGCTCCGCGAACAGTGATGCAATAGTTTTCCCTAACAAAGTACCAAGAATAGAAAGCATCTAGCAATTGGTGGGTGTACTTTTGAAACCAATCGAATGAGTATTGATTGAACTTACTTCGGAGGCCGATTTTGGAATAGACCTGGGAGTCTAAAAACCCTTGGAGAGTAATGAAAGAGTACATCTTCTCCCGGAAAAACCTCTGGTTTATCTGAAGAGAATGATCTTTGACTCCACGAAAGGATGGCTTGTGGAAGAACGCCAAAAACTTCGAAACAATGTTCGAAGAAATCTCCTGACCGTCTGGACAAGAGAACACATACTTCTGATGAAAGAAATCAAGATCATGACGAACTTCAACACCTGAGAACCCTAGATTGTATAAACCTACTCGAGTCTCATGAATATAATGTAAAAATCCGGGGAGCCAATCGCATGATTTTCCTTTTTTGAATACAAGCTCAATTCTCATTTTCCCAAAGTAAATTCTCTAATTTGAACAGAAAATCCCACCCACCGTAGTAGTCTTTCTGATCCGATGAATAAGCAAGGGCTTTATCCAGGCCCTCATATATTTTCTGCCGTTTACATTCGTCAGAACAGTTAATCGCTTTTTCGTTGACATCGACCCACTTATTAATGAAAGATCGTTTGTCCTCATCCAAACTGGCCTTGACCTGGGCTTCGACTTCCTTCTTGTTCGAAGAGACCACTTTATCCCAAGATTCGTTCTTGTCTTCCTTAACCTCTTCCAATGGAATGGACAAGAGGTTGAACCTGGACTCAAGCTCTTGTAAAAGCTCATCCGCAGCTCGGTAATCATTGAAAGGAATATTCCTGAACTTCATACTAAACGAGTATGAATCGAACATCTCATGGCATGTGAAGCAGTACATCTTACCATCGGTAAAGATACGAGCTGAGGGCTTACGATCCGAACCATGGATATAACACTTGACTTGCTTAGGCCGGTTGTCAAGGACATGGATACTCTTCCCGGTAATATAAGGGTAAGCATCCATCATGGAAAGATTCTTAGCTACTCTTTGTATTCTTTGTCTGAGAGTAGCCATTAACCTTCTCCCAAAAATGTCTCCTCGAGGGAGAAGTCGAACTGGTCCTCGTAATTACCAGAACTATCCAGGTTCAAGTTTCCCCAACGACGAGTCGCTAGGTTTGCGTAGATAGGGAAATTCTGGTACTTCGGGACCCCATGGTGACGGGACTTCAAAAACTGAACGAGAACCTGGTTCGTAACTCGTAGATCCTCGTTATCAGAAAAAACAGTCATTGCGAGATCCGCCGACTTCTCAATCTCGTTCAAATCTGCAATACACTTATGGTCGTAGATAAAATCCTTGTTCTTTAACGCCCGGTCGTGCCCATCACGATTAATCTGGTGTGGACAGAGGACTGCCAACCCTTCCCCCTTATTGAAAGACTGTGCGAACAACTTAAGAGACCTGATGATCTGGTTCAGAGCTGCTCTAAAATCTGACTTGTAGAGTTCTGGAGTCATCAAGTAAGGAGCATCGATTACCAGCATGTCCAACTCATTACCGCACTTCGCGTTGAAGAAGTTAGTAATATTCCGAACATAAGAAAGAGTAACCTCGGCTACTTCCGGCTGATGGACAAAAAACTGACCGTACTCCCCATTCTGCTGTCTAATCATATAATCCTGGTAAGCAGTATCAATCAATTCCTGCTGAGCCTCCGTTACATTACCATCGCCGATATCCGTGTGCGACGGTGTAGGAATACCGAGGTGTCCAAACAAATCTGCATCCGATGCGTGGCAGGAAAGAATCTGGTTAGTGAGTTCGATAGCGGAATTCTCCATTGATACATAAAGAACGTTGTACCCAAGGCGAATGGCCTCCATACACCAGTTCATACAGGCTCCGGTCTTAAAGGACCCTGCGTACCCGATCAAAAAAGCGAGATTACCTTTGGCTATTCCACTGATGTGTTGGTCTATAATTGAGACTCCAGAAGGTATTACCTGGGACTGATTATCATACATGGATTCCTCCATCTTCAGTTTAAAATTAGCGTAATAATCCGCGACATTCCCCGAAGTGAAAACATTCCCATGGGACCTCGAGTACAGAGAGGCTACCTGATCATTAAGTTTGCTCAGAGCTTGCTCAGCCAGAGACTCATTGATCGAGATCTTAGGCCTATTCTCAGAAATATAGTTCAGGGTCTCTTCCATAGCCTTACGAACCAGATCCGTTTCATAATCCTGAGCATACTTTTTTAGATTGTAAGTAAACTGCTGCTCGTCCGGTCTCTGAACTTTTTTCAGTGTTTCCAAATTCCGAACTAGATTGAAATTATTCTTAGTCCTAAAGTGATCCTCGACCTCCCGGTATTGAGGAAACCCGGAAGTAGACTTATAGTACTCACTAACGAAGTTGAGAACATCGGCGACCTCAGGAGAAAAAGCTAACTTCTTGGCCATCAACTGAGTGTAATTCCCTAAAAGCTCATCCGAGGATGCCTCGGTGTCTAATCGAATCACTCCTCTTAATATTTGGAGCTCCTCCATCCTCATAATTGGGCTCCTTTGAAATGCATTGGGTTCGAGAAAAACGGTTGGGAGTGTAAAGAATAAAAATTCTTATAGAACTTATCTTGCGGTCCACGGGAAGAAACCAGCCAAAGAACCAAATCTTCTTTAAGCTCGGCTAAGACCAAGAACTGTTTGAAAGTCTCATCGAAACGATTCACATCCCGCTCAGTCTCGCCCATGCGTATCACAATCATATCGTTGGAGTCTATCATCTGACGATAGGTCTTGTACTCCTCATCTAACCCTAGATAGGCCTCCATGATCCGATAAGAGTCCGTTATCATGAACTTTTTAAGCCTATGACGGAAAACATAGGTCGCCATGACCTTCTTGAAATTATCCTTCTTGGTCTCTTTAATAAAAAGCTTCTTCGATTGAAAACCATCACTGGCTAAAACCGCTTTAATCTTCTCAGAACTGGGATCAAAATGAGGATAAAGACTATCGCCGAGCATCCGATAAGCTATCTCCATCCCAAGACAATAACAGTACTTGGTGGAAACCTTACCGTTGACCTTCTTTCTAATTTCTCCTGGACAGGTCTTACAGGATTCTTTTTGAGTGAAACCGGGAATGTTAACTTTCATAGAGCCTATATTACTCGAATTCGATACAATTAAAAGCGATGAGACCGAACCATTTCGCCTGTCACAATTTTATCCTTATCTAAATCTCCCAGAATACGCTCAACATCTTGCTGGGTAGAGTACAATTTCTTATGAATAGTTTGATCAATAGTTCCCTTGGCAATCAAGATAATAAGATTCACCATCTCATGAAGAGACCCGGTTCGAATGATTCTACCTACTAACTGACGAAGCTTGCCCCAGGTCATCGGTATATCGTGACAAATAATACAAGAAGCTCGCTGCAGGTTCAATCCTCGAAGAGCGGCTGTAGTTACCAAAAGAACATTACGATCCTCAGACTCCACAAACTGCCGACGATTCTTTTCACGAACCTGGGCATTCTCGGCCCCCGTAATTCTCAGCGGCTTCCAGTCATCTAAACGCGGTTCGAGGTAATCGATAACCTTAAGAAAGGAACTGAATATGATCACCTTCTCTCCAGGAAGCTCGTCCTGAAGAAGACGCTTGATCTCCTCACACTTGGCTGTGGTCTCCATGGTGTAATTCGCTAGAAGAGATGAAATGTACTTGAATCGATCGTCCCAGTGCTCCGCGAACCTGAAATCATATTCATTAGGAATATAGTCCTCTTCGGAATCTTCTTGTAATTGCTGGAGCTTCTTCACTGTAAGCTCCTGAGATCTCTCTCGAACATCGTTGAGGCTTTGGACCAGAGTCCCCATTACTTCAGTAGGACACCCTAAAATCTGCTGACAACGAATCATGTTCTCGAGATAAGCACCCTCACTGGAAGAGTGATCCTTCAACTTCTCGTAACCACGAAGATTAGAAAGCAAACCTTCCTCGATCTCATCGTAGATCTTTTTATCTTTTCGAGGAAGCTCAACTTCAAGATTACGAACCTTAAGATCCGGGAGCTCATTCTGAACATCTTTTCGAGTACGTCCGAGGGCGGCCAGATCAAATCGTCTTCTAAATTCATCTTTGTTCTTATAAGCCACAACCGAGTCAATCTCCATAAACCCAGGAGATTTCCATTTTGCGGGCTTAGGTATCCGAGTTTTCTTAACGATGCAGAATTCCTGCTTAAATTGCTCGAAATCACCGTAAAGAGTAGTATCTACCAGATCCATCAACCCATAGGCATCCTTAATACTATTCTCGATGGGATCTGCTGTAAGCTGCCACATATAAGGAACGATGTCACGAAGTTGGGCCGCGACTTTATGAGCCTTTGAATCCAGTCCTTTGAAATAATTAGACTCGTCCAGCACGATCACGCAGGGGCTGAGGCACTTTGCGATCCACTTGGCATCTAGAACCATCCTGCGGTGTCCCATGAAATAGCAATCATGCTCGCCCTTCATGTAGATCTTCTCCCGGCGAAGCTTAGTCCAACCATCGGACCGAACTACTATGGTCTTAAATCCATCAAAGAAGGTATTAAATTCTGTCTCTGCTTGGTAGATACCCGACTTAACCGTGGCATAAATCAATTTAAGATCGGGGATCTTCTGCTTAAGAATCACATAAGAAGCGAAAGACATGCAAGTCTTCCCAAACCCCATCTGATCATACAGAATTAGTTTCCTGTGGGAAAGGAAGGCCGCTACGGCAATTTTTTGGTAGTCGAAAAGGCTGATCCCTTCTTTCAGATGAGGAATCTGGAGCGAGCTGACATCCTTCCGACCTGTTCTAAGATCGTCTAGTAATGTCATTTACTCTTCACAGGCTCGTTTAATTTAATCTTTTTGACTTCTTTAGGCTTGAGTTTGATGGGGACGTTCGGAGAGGCCTTGTAGGAGACTACGTAATCCTCCGAGGAATCGAAAGCCTTCTTCAGTTCTTCACGAGTGAGAGCATCGTCCGCAGATCTGTGGGTGCCTTCCTCCTCGCCGACCTCATTAATGAAGATGGTATCCTGACTCTCCACATAACCCTTCCTACGGGTCTTGTACTCATTTCGAGCTGCTTTAAGGTACTTAGACATCTTCTTGAAATCATCGGTTTTAATTGAATTATCTAAAGCATCCAACTGCTCAATTATGATGTTTAACTGCTTATGAAGCGAATACTCTTCTTGAATCTGAATAGTCGTAGAGAACTTAAGATGCTCCTCTCGCAAGACGTTAGGATTCTCTGACTTATCAATGATCTTCCCCTTGTAAAAATCACCGACATAGACTGAATCTTCCGCATCGAAATCCTCAGGAAGCTTCTTAATGAGGTAATTCTGCTCATTATGGTGTTCGTGTAGTTCCTCTAAACAAGCTAAAAAACTTCCATCTCTCTTATCAAAAATAGCAAACATAACAAGTCCCTTTAAAATCCAACCACCATAGAATACCGTAAATCAGATTTAATTTCCTTAATACAATGATAAATATCTGTGCCGAACTCAATAAAATTGCCCGGACGATCTTCAATGAAATGCCACTGGTCTGAATCTCTATCATAGACTGTTAGGCCGTCCCCGGCTTCAGGATCAGAATACAAATTAAATAAATGTAGTTCGCTATAAGAAGAGGCCTCTTTATGAATCGTTATAGAACCTCCCCTAGTATATCTCTGAATCTGAATATCATGATGAAAGAGGCGGTGCCTCTCGGGAAGGCCCGCAAAAATCATCTCCTTAAGCTCTGCAGGAATGTCGTCTTTGAGAAGAGAGCTGACCTTAGACTCTACTCCCACCGTTTTCACTTTGTACTTACCCGTGCGGGCAATAAAGTTCAGGCTCTGTTCATTATCGAAAAGATACTGGACAATGTCCGAAACATTGGGAACAAAGTTCTCGTGTACCGCGACTCCTGGAAATATTTCAAAAGTTCTAATATCCATATCAGACAAAATTTAACTGGTTAACGTAACCCGGCATCGCCGCTTCCATAGTTACTGTATCAATCCTCCAGACACCGCCCTGTACCCAAAAGTAATGACCGAAGTCTAGCAGAAGGCCTGCACCAATAGCCATACCATATTGAAAATGGAGCCTTACAATAGCCTTTTGCCCCTCCTTGTATAAAGAAGCTGGGTGAACTAGCTGTAACCTGTCTCGAGTTGCTTGTGAATTCGTGTATGCAACATTTAAAAAAGTATATAAAAAGATTGGAATCTCTTTTATCTGGTTATCAATCTCCGTCTTGGAATAGACACTCAAGTTGTTTCTGGCTGTGGCAGTATTACCCAAATCGGAAAGATTAGCACTCTTGGTTAAGAAAAGATTCGAAGCCTCTGTCTTAGTGTACACCTCTGTCTTAGTGTAATACCTGGGATCTAGTACACCGGTTCCTGGATTCGCAGAAGTACCTGCATTAAACTCAGACTGGTTATAGGTCTCCGACTTCAAATAGTAACGACTGTCGTGATTATGAAGTGAGGTCGCATCTTGAGATCCTGAAGTCAGGATCTCGGCCTGCTCCTCGGTTATGAAATTAACTGAACCGAGGGCTGTACCGCCGACCTTCAGATTAACCGCATAAGGAATATTAGGAAGAGAAGTAGAATAGTCACCCTTGTCATCATTGAGGTTCCCACCATTGTAAGCCCCGACAGACACCTCTCCAGCATCACTTACTCCAAAAATCGTATTCCCAAACCATTGAAACTCACCGGTTGAGTGAGTCATCTCGTAGTCAAACATCGGGCTCTGAACAAAAGCTGCGTTTCCTGTATCGAAGAAAGAAGTAGATAAAGCAGAATCCGCATCTGGGTTAGGATTACAGAAACTGGACCAGAGCGTGGATTTAATGATCACTAGATCTCCCGATGAAGGAGTGATCGTAGTGAAAGCAGAGTCCACGGTGATCGTGACAGCAGAAGTATTATTTGTGAAAGCCAATCCAGTAACCAGTTTTCTTTCATAAGTCTGATCTGCCCGCATAACAATCACATCAAAAGTAGAATCTGTGAGAACCTGACCTAACTCACTTACGTTATTCCCGCCCAGACAGATAATATCTGTACCTACGTAAGAGGAAACCTCCCCCTGGTAGCGAACACCATCATCAATAGGCATCAGGATATCGAAACGAGATCCTTCGATGGCTGAAGTGAACGAGGCTGTATTGACCTGAACAATCGTGTTCGATCCTGAATTCACGGCTGAGGTTAGGAAATGGTACTGATCGTTAGCTACCCCCGTCTCCGACACAACTCGAAGAACATAGGTTAACCCTTTCGGATTTATATGGGGAGGATTACTTGCCAATGGGGTCGAAAGATCCACACCAGGAGGAACATTTCCGGGAATGTTCGAGTTTAGAGCAGTAAACTGGGTTGAAGAGTCCACCTGACTGATTAAACCAGTGTGAAGTAGCCTTCCATGATAAGAATCTCCAGTCGGGTTAGGACTAAGAGATACAGACCTTCTCTTCACAGGACTAAACATAATTCTTTGTGTATTAGGCATTTCTAGACTCCAATAATTTCTTAGCTTTAACGAACTGCTCTTCTGGTAGAGTTCTACTCAGAAAAGACCTAACCTCTATTATGAGCCGCTCCCTAAAGACATCATCCAACCCATCCATAACCGCTTCGGCTTCCATAAGACCCTTATAGCGAAGGGCCCTAAGAACCTTTACCTTATAGTGCTCAAACCAATACTTCAATTCCTCTTCTTCCAGGTCAGCATCTTTGAACTCTAGATGAAGAGGTTTGTAACTCCTGAGAACAGCTTTGTACTCTTTGTGTACATCCTTGATATTTGATTTAATTCTAGAAACCTTAAGATCAGCTTTTTTAATTTCGACCTGCTTGAGTTTTTCACGAGCGGGGGTTAGTCCACCGTCTTCCAGTTCCTCCTGCAGAACCTCTAACTCGGCCTGAGCCATCTCTAGATTAATGAAAAGGTCTTGAAGAACTGAGACCCGGCGGGATAGTTCTCGCTGGGCCTTCTTGTACATACCGAATCCGGTATAAGCGTCTTTGGCCAGAACAAAATTATCGATCTGGAACTCAGAATGAAGATTTGGAAGATGATCTAATGTCTGATCTAAGTACTCTTCACAATCCTTCTTTACGCTTTGAATAATCTCCGTGGTCTCACAATTCATTTTATCTCGAGAATGCCGAAGTTCCTTTCAGAGCTACCAGCATCTTGGTCTCCGTTCTCCAAGTATCATCATTTTCATTATAAATTAAAACGTCGCCAAGAGCATCACCGTCGATGGTGGTTCCTGCGAACAGCACACCCTCTCCATTAATTACCGCAGAAGAAAGATCCGCAATACCCGTCACCGGTATCGGCATTGCCGCAGTTGTAGTCGGAGTTGAGATATCTACTTTATCATGAGAACGATAATAAGTCACTGCACCATCCTTGCCTCCAGCGAAATTCATAAAATCGGTAGCTAGAGAAAATGCAGTTGAGAATCCTGCGGAACTTGTTAAAGTCGTCGCAAGGGTAGTTACCCCGACAACACTTAATTTATTCGCTGCGAATTCAATGGTGAATACTTCGTTCTGGTATGTTGCAGATTCAATACCGCCTCCAAAACAGACTACATCGGTATCCGAGAGCTCACCAGCCATCGAAGCACGAGTAGCTGAGATGTCTCCATTAATAGCAGTTAAATCAGTAGCGGCGGTATTAAATGTAGAACCGTCAAAAGTGAGAACCGGGTCATTGCCCAAGTCAAACTCTCCTCCGAACAGACACCCAAAGGAAGTGTCTAACCCCACACCTATTGCCCGAGTAACTGGATCTGATAACGCTGTGGAAGCCGACCAAGTATCAGTACCGAAGTCGTACTCATTATTGGAAGACTGTGCTGTGTTACTCACGTCTTCCCCGCCCATCTGGTAAGCCTTTGTATCAATCCCGAAGAGCACTCCGTAGATGTAACCAGGATCGGCTGGATCGGCCAAGTAGCTGAAACTCTTATCGTTGTAGGAATAAACCGCTACCGATGGATTTAGGTTCTCGTTAGGTCCCGAAGTGGAGTAAGACCCTCCAGCTACGTAGCCACTGGCTACTGAATTAGAATCAGCGTAACCCGCGATCCTAATACCGTCTGCATTAACTTCCAAACCACCGTCAGCGTCTATACGAGCCCCAAGCTCTCCCCCACCTTTGATCTCTAGTGAAGGGTTGGTCGGCTCAAGGTTAGCCTGCAGACCCGATCCGGTATCCTCAAGACCCCCGGTAGCGTTTACAACTACCCGAAGACCGTTGGTAGGATCTATAGTCAAAGAATAGTTTGTATCAACGTTCACACTGAGAGTACCTAAGTTCTCAATGATACTTTGGCCATCCGCTAATCCAGAAGGATCAAAATCCAATTGATCTGAGCCGTTAATACTGAAATAAGTGGAATTCAAGTCCAATTGAAGACCGCCCGACCCGCTAAAGCTAAAAGGAGCCTCTATAAGCATGGATAGTAAATTCTTGCTCCCATCGTTAAAAGCTCCGAGACCTCTAAGAGGAGCCACCTTCAAACCAAGATAAAACTCGGAAGGTGTTCCTGAATCAGCTCGAGCCTCTAAGTAAGACTCATTAGTAGGGGTTGGGGCTACATCCTGGTAACGTAAAGCTATCTGATTTGTTCCATTAACGTGAATAGGCCAGTCGGTGTTTGCTCTGAGCTCATTAGCACCGTCTACAAGCAAGCCACCAGTAGAGGATAGGTTCAAAGTCAGAGCCCCGCCGACAATTGTAAACTCATCTGCGATTTTCAGAGCTAGGTAACTGTGATTAGTAAGCGTTCCATCATCGATGAACTCTAATCCAGAGGTGATCGCATTGATGTAAACCCCGGCACCATTAGCATCTGTCCTAATCGCTCGAGTAGTATCAAACTGAGCTTGAAACCCAGATGCATCGATCTTGTAACCATCTACCCCGAATTCAATACCGCCCGACGGATCTAGCCTTAAAGCAAAATGAGCTGGAACAGAGCCTGCCGCAGCTATCCGAATAAACTTAGAAGCCGAAGCATCCGTGAGAACAAACTCAGAAGCTCTGGTAAAGTTCTGATCAGAGAAATCCATCAAAGTTTCTCGGAAATTAATCTCGGCACCTTTTTCAAGATCTCCAATGCCTGCATGTGTATGATAACTAGAATCCAGGACTACCGGGGAGGTAATCAACCTCATGTCCTCATCCCAAGTATTTTGGATCAGAACACGGTTGGAGTTCAAAGGATCTTTGATTACAGAGATACCCACCTTGGTGGTGTTGTCATTATTTATCCCCGTGTAAGGGTCATGGCCAATCTCTAAACTTTTACTGGTTCCATCAAAATTTACAATATCTGGTGCTGAATCCTGAGGAACGATCCCTAAACTAGCCACATCATTATCCACAGAAACAAACTTACCGTCTATTTCTTCTAGATAGCCTTGAAGACTCTTCTCGGTAGTGTTGGAAAGCCCCCCACTACCGACTCCGGAAAATCCGGTATTGTCCACAGAAATATCAGTAGCGGCATCCAACGCTGTAATGATAGGACGGCGGTCTTGGATCTCTCCCGGAGCGATGTTGGCGGGGTCGTCCGGGTAAACGATCTGGGTCGTGGGCTGTTCGATTACCACATCATAAATTCGTAAAGACCCGTCCGGTATGGAAGTAGACTCCGGAGGATTAGGAGTGGCTAATGTTTCTGCTCCTTGATACAAAGTCAAAACATTATCTGGTGTTATTACCACAGAGTCTCTACGTACATTTCCTGCGGTGAAGACAGGATCATGTACTTGAAACTGCTCGCTCAAGTAGTAATACTCACCTTTAAGGTAGTACCACCCTTGATTAATGGTCACCCTCAAAGAAGGAACTGTCTGAGGACGAGGCTTCAGAGCATAGAAATCCGCTAGAGTCGATTGAGCACCTCTAGAAGAAGTGACTTTACGAAGAACAGGCTCAAAGGCCCGGACATCATTAATACTCTCCGGAACTACACCAGAGGCTGTTAGAGTTACCTCATAAAGCCTGAGAGGGATCTCATTGAGAGTGGCTTCATCTGTCATAGCCACGTAGTTTGGTATAGCAGTAAATTGATCGGGTGCAGTCTCTTCAATTGTGTAATAGAGCAATACTCTTGATTCAGAAGTTCCTGTAGTGCCCGACGGAAGAGGAACTAAAAAAGTCAGATCCGCTGTGTCCTGTACTTGAACAAACTCCTGAAGGTAGAACAAAGAACCTGAAGTTAATACGATCCTAGCGTCTGTACCTACGATGTCGAAATCATCAACATTAAGACCACCTGAAACATAGTGCTGAGAGTGATCATACCTTCGATCCAATAGATCAGTGGTAGTTAAAGGATTCGGTGATGTGACTGATCCCGTAAAGTTGGCATCTGCTAAAAGAACCAGATTCTCTTCGACCCTGTAGAGCGTATCCGCACGCTCTAGGCAAAAGGTGAGCTCTTTAGCTACTCTTTCTGAAGTCGGACCCACCCTGGTGTCTAAAATCGCCGAGTCTTGACTAGAATCAATCGGAACGTCTCTCCAACGACAGACTACACGGTACTGCTCTCCCTGATCAATAAGGTTGATGTCATAAGGGAGGACTACATCGTCATCTAGATAGAGAGTCTCCCCTAAATGAACAAAGAACCCTCGGCTGATCTTCAGGTTCTCGTCATCAACTATCCCTACTCGGAAACTTTCCCCGTTAGGACCATCCCCGGAAGCGAATTGACGAGTACGGATATCCTCCAATTTTCGAATATCCTGAAGCTCATTCACCTCAGAACTTAGAAGGGTCTTAACTGGCTTAAAAGATACCTTGTCATAAGGAGTAACTACTATTTTTACTTGCGACATTTAAGACCTACCTAAAACTTAAGTACCCAGTGGAAATTCAAAAGCTTCTCTGCGAAAGCAAACGGAGTCTTGGAGAAATCCGCGATGGTTTGATAATGCACCATGATTCCAGAATTTAATTCCTCGTCGGCTGTTCCTCCAAAAATAGCTAACTCTCTCCAAACACCGGTAGCCTCGTCATTAGGAATTTGCCAAATCAAAAGAATCTCATCGGTAATATCATTCGTCGGATTCCCTAAAGAATCGATGAATGTCGACCTGAATAGAGGTACACGATAAAACTCTGTAAACAATCTATTCTCGGGACCCCCTGCGACGGAGAAATAGTTATCGATAATGTACTGATTGGTAGGAGGAGCTACAGGATCTTTAAAATCAGTAGTATTTCCTGAACCTATGGCTAAGTACTTGTAAAATACTGTCTTATCGCCTTTAGCGAAAGCAGCCATTACCCTCTTCTCTCCGAGGGGAACGGAATCATTATGCCCAAGAACCTTGATCATGTCAGGATCAAATGGATCTCCAGTTGAAATATATGTAAAACCTTTAATACTACTCACAAAATCCTCAACGAACAAAGACCAGAGCTACTCCATAACCTTTTGCCTCGTCATAAGGAGTAGTCATCTTCATGACCCTCCAAGACCCTGAAGCTGCAGCAGTGGCTATTCCATAATCATTAGCCCAGATATAATCCCCAGGCTTAACTGTTTCATCACAACGAACGTATATCTGACCAAGCAGTCCTACGATGTTCCACTCGGGTCTTTCTTTACGAGGCTTATACGGGATACTCCCATCATAATCGGGGTTCTCTTCATTAGTTAGTCCCCCGAACTCATTTCGTAGAGTACGTCCTTGCCATACGAATTCCTGAGATCCTAGAACCATAGCTGGTGTTTCTGAAATAACCCCGAGAAGGTCCGTATCCGCTGAATTCGCCTTACGAATGTTCTCTCCATCGAGAGCTACTATGAACCCTGTCGGGATAGCCTCACCACTACCGGATTCGAAGTACTCCGCAAAATCGGAAAAAGAACTACTACCCGTAATCACACCAGAAGCTAGAATATCACCTGTCTTACTGTTCAGTTGCCATTTCCGATTGGATGATAACGCTGATCCAGAAGATGCGTAACCTCCGGCCACAACATGATCCAGGCCGTCGAGTTGGACTCTCTGGGAGGCCAAAAGAACGGCATGATTCGAAGCATTAACTATACAATTGTCCGCACCAGCCACAAAAGTTTGGGTAACATCGTTACCGCCCAATACCGTGTCCGAACTCGCTGCGACAACATTCGCCCAACACTCTGTACCCGTCACTGTAATCGAACATGAGTCTGTCCCCAGTAAAGCGTTATACTTCGAAGTAGTGGCTGTGGGAGTGATGTTTGCTGTTTCGCTGGCTATAGCTGAACTGATAGTAGAGTTAACATTAGCACTTACGCTTGAGATGGCCGAAGCCAGAGGCTGATTAATCTGACTCAGGTTGCTCCCGAAAACAATATATGTCTCAGGAGTGCTAGTCGTAGATATCGTAGAAGTTCCAGACTGAACGAAGTCGGTCGAGATACTACCACCGGATATCCCTTCAAGAACAGTAACTCTATCGTCGAGGTTTACTGTATTCTCCCAAAGCTCTACCAGAGGTCTATTGAGATTTCCATTAGGGTAACTTGGACTGGTATCCGCGAGAGTGTTACCGGAACCGGTTTCTCCTTGGATGAGCCAATTTATCTCTGTAATGTTTCCTTTAAACGTAGGCATAGTTCATTCTTCCCAGCAAAATAAATAGTTTTTGCTTAATTTTGCTATTATAATAGTAAGCCGATTTAATTTCTATTTTTTAGAGAGAATCAGCTCACTATAACCAGGAAAATTAAAAGATAATTGCAGCGAGTAAAGAATGAGTTCACCGATTAAAAACACTTTTGATGAGGAATATTTCATCAAATCTTGTCGAGGATATCCTAAGATAAAAGTCTACGAAAACGGAAAGCTTATCCAGGTCATCAGAAAAGAAAATCTAATTACCTTCAAGATGAAAGAAGCTTTGGCTGGTATTGGAGTTGAAGACTCTAACTTTGATATAGCGTATTTCAAAGTCGGAACTCTCGATACCCCACCTCCCGGACATAACCAAGGAGATCTAGCTAATCCCGTGTTCCAAAAGAACATCACCGGAATCCAGTTCATAACCGCGAACAATATAGCCAGAGTCCAATTAGAGATGCTTCCTCAAGAAGGTCCCCAAGGTACATATAAGGAGATGGGCCTCTTCACCTCAAACAATAAAATGGTGAGCAGAATTCTCATAATCCCCAATATTACGTATACAGATTTGACTCAGTTCGGTGTAGAATGGGACCTCGAATTTACCTAAGAGGATAGAATGTCTAAGAATCATTACGGAAGAGCAACAGTACTTATTTTTAATTCTGGAGACCTCGTTGAGAGGATAGAATTAAATAACACCCTGTCTCCGATTTTCCCTAATTCCTTAGCCGGGATGGTGGCCGGAGACGCAAACTCTGTCATTAGTAAGTACAAAGCAGGAACTGATAATAATCCTGACCCAGGAACGCCTACTAACGGAGTTCTAACAGACCTCAACGCTACTATTGGTGGGACGGTTAAAGCCTTAACCAATAAACTGAAAACTGACCTTTTCACCTCTCAGTATCAACTCGATCTTCTAGAAACCGAGGCCAATGGTAATGATATCGGCGAGTTCGCACTCTTGACAGAAGATGAGCGGATGGTGGCCAGGATCGTACTCGATCCTAAGATCACCAAGAACGCAACCACTAAGATTACCGTTCTTTGGAGAATTAACTACACCTAAGCAATGATGAAGTTTCCGATTTCCAACTCGTCGGAAACCACAGACTGAGGCTGAACCAGTTCCCCCAAAAACTCACCGAAAGTCATCGTGCCGAAAGAGAACGGTGAAGTGTACTGTGAAAAGGGCCCTGCACACTCGTAGTAGAAGCTTCCATAGGTGATTGAACCATAATAAGCACATACTGGCACAACACTCGCGGTTTCGTCCACCCTTGGAGGATTCTCGGCTGTAACTGTGGTTACATTATAGAAGTCATCCACTAAGAACACGTATTCAGGTGAGATTGTGATTGTGGGCTCATTTATTCTGGAAGTATCGTAGGTGTCTCCTGGAACCACATATTCCGTATCCAACTTAACCACAAATTCAGGAACATAACGGATATGAGTGTCAATAATCTGGAAATTGGTGATTGACTGGAAGGTCTCCAATAACTCCGTCTGCGATCCGACGTAAGGAGACAGAGGATCGGAAGTATCTGTGTTGAAAGAACTCACCTGCGAATTAACCACGAGACGAACCTGGGGAGGAGCGATTGCAGAGCTCAGCAGGTCTACGATACCGGCCACCATGGAAAGCTCGGTAGCGTGGAAAGAGGAATCTTCCCCTAACCGAGAAACAACATAAACATCATTGTTCTCTTTAGAAGACTGGAAAAAAGCCGCCTCTGAATCCCCATCTAAGATCAGACCTAAAGTAGGGACATCCACATCCAGATTTGAATTTTCCTGATCCATACCAGACACACCAAGAGAAGTGTTTCTCAACTTTTGAGCAAACTCCACTGCGATACTGGTGGAATCAAACTGAGCCGCAACATCATTCTTGGCTACGGAGATTGTAAGACCCTTAAAAAGAATATCCACCAGATTAACTAGAAAAGTCCGGTACTCCTCACGGGAGAAATCGTTAGGCCGCTCTTCTAAAAGAAACCCAAAATTGGTGTAAAGAAAATCAGTAAGAACATCCTCTAAGGACATATTCTCGTAAGATCGTTCAAACAGAAGATCTAATCCACCTAAAATCCTGGAAAAGGCCCGAATGATGATCGAGTACTGCGTGGAATGTATTACATTATCATCGTACAAAGAAGATAACTGGGACTTGAAGAAATCCCTCCAGACTTTCTCAGCATCTAGAAGTTCCTCGTATGAAAATAACTTATCGAGTAAGGATAGATCCGCCATTAAGCCTCTACGTAGGTAAATTCCATTCGATTAATCTGAATGAACTGGAAAGGGAATACCGTGATATCCGCCGCAACCGAACTAGAAGCAACCTGATAAGTGACCTCGATGATGACATCATCCTTAGTAGGATCGATGAACGAGACATAGACGCTACCAGAAGAGGATATATAAGCCAATCCCCTTCTCTGACTAACCTCGTAAGGAGAGCTAGCCAATTCGTAGTACGCCCCGTCAATGTAGACTGATCTCTCCTTATCTGGAGTACCGCCTCCATCTAAAGGAATATTATTCAAAAGAGAAACTGTATTACCTTGGGAATCGATAGAAGTGGCTGGTGAGTAGTAGACATCTACCGGTCCTGACTCAAACAGGCTGAATCTATCTCTGGGAATAGTCTCTACGTAAGAAACTTCACCTTCTTCGATAGAAAGTCCCGCGAGCTTAACTCTTACGTTACGGACTCCAGAAACGTTTTCAATGAGCCCGATAATGTCTGATTCAAACAAATCATCACCAACCTCTAAACGATCTACATAAGTTACGATATCTCTTCGAATTTGAGAATCAATCGAATTCTGATTGTTAATGTTGTACAAGAAGATGATCGCTTTGATATTGACCAGAAGCGGTTGAAGTTTCTTCACTAAGTAATTCGAACCCGCATGGGCGAAAAGCTCCAGATCAGAGCTGATCTGATTGACCTGCAGATCGTAGTTAAAGGTGGCTGAGACCTCATTCGAGTAATAATATTCGATATCCACAGACTGACCGGGCCCAATGTTACCATTCGGAGTTTTTGAGATTTCAACACGATCATCAACTTCCCTAAGTAAATAATCCTGAACGATCACATAGGGCTCGAGATCCACCTCTAGTTCATTCGTCGGACGTACCACGATGGAAGAAACATCGATTCCTCTCTTTGAAAGAGTATAAGACTCATCCAAAACCAAAGTCACATTGTAGTCCGAGGCTTCGGTAGCTGCCGACGGAGTATTGAAATTGGAGGCTTCTGCAATAGGAAGGTTATTGTAGTAAGTAACCTTCAAAGTCGCGGAGGATGAACCTATCGTATCGAAATTCGTATCCAGAAGACGAATCATCACGCCTTTGTCATTAGTCTTATAAAGGTTGTAATGGGCCGTTGTAAACGAACTACCATGCTCCACCTGGGAGAGAGGAGTGTCTGGGGATTCAAACTCAACGATCGGGTAGTAAGCGTACTTGATCTCGTCTATAAAAATATCCGTATTATAGCTGGCTCGAATAACCTTTGAAAGAGAGTAATCTGGACCGTAGAAAACGGTGTAACTATCATCCTCAACGATATAGCTCGAACCTACTGTGGCGATAACCTGATCTAAAGGCCGAGCGATGTTTATGTAAAAGTAACCGCCCTTAATCACCACGGTAAAAGGAGATGAACTGTCCTGCGATAGGTAGAACTTATCTGAAGCCGAAACTGCATCCAGGTAAGGAGCCGAAGTGAACCAGCAATCATCTAACTCTACGATGCGGGCATTCTCGGCATCGTCTGAATCAAACTCGAACTCTAAAACTTCCGGGCTCGGAGAAGTGAAGATGTTTAAACCTGAGTCCTCGATTAAGGAGCCTCGTTCCATTAGAGCCACTGAATTATTGTACGTAGAGTAGTTTAGATTCTCTACCAGATTAGTTCCGGCGGAGTCCACAATACTGGATACAGAGATAAATGGCTTCTTCTCCCAGGGAACCGTGAAGTCCTTTCGGAAAGTAACATCAAGAATAACTGTAGAATTATTCGGAATATTATTGTTAATCAGGTTCTGATCCCCGGAGATCGGTATAAAAATCCTGAAGTTATCCCGAATAACTACATTGGTAGTATCCACGAACTCTGTCGTGAACCCCAAAGCGATCTTGTTTGCCTCAATGTAATTAGATTTCATACTATGAACAGTATAAACGTCCAGGTACTTGGCCGTCTCTGTGGAGTTGTTAAGAGTCAGATCAATCACATGGTAACTCTCAACCACTGACGCATTCTGAGTTCCAGTAACTGCCCAAGCATCTTCAAATGTTACGGATACGTTAGAGGACCACCCGACTACTCGATTATACTGACCAGCCACTAAAACATAAACCCCAACAGTCTCCATCAAAGAAGTGTCTGAGGTTAAAATCTGATTTCCTGAGACCGTGACTGTGGTAGGAAGCTGAGTCCCTTCATCAAAAGGGTCAACGATTATTGTGTGGTCGAAATCGGCTGCCAAGCTTAGTCGATCTCGATAATAGAATCCTGAGGTTTGAGTATGAGAAGTAGGATAAAGTCCCTTCACATAAACATCGACTGCGTTGTAACCTTTTCGGTTTAAAGAGAAATCGAAGTCTCGTCTCATAAACTCGTTACCGGACTTAACGATCCTAGCCCTCTCAACAGTACCCATCTCAGCCATTTTCTGGAGATACCCGTTTACTGTTCCAGTGTCTACTGAAAGAATCTTTTTACGAACAGTCTCCACCAACTCTAAGTTATTCTGAACATCTGTACCGCCGTAAGTGGCCTCAGAGTTAGTGACCCTGAGATCCCCAACCGTAGCTCCGTTTACAATCGATATCGAATTGGCCGGAACCAGATTAATAGCTCCTGGCTCTAAAGATTGGATGAACGCATTCGCGGTGAAGAATCCATCTGCGTTCTTGACCGTAGTGAAATCACTCTTACGAATCTCTATCAGAGTCGAGAACTCTACCGCCGGTGAGATCGTAGAGACCACAGTTCCTAAAGGAGCGATAAGAGCGTTATCGTCAGGTAAACTAGACAGGGAGAATGTAACCTCTCCTGAGGCTGTGGTTCCGGTAGTTCTAAGAACTCCAAAGTTATTAGCCAGAAGATCAAACTTTGAATCAATGAAGTCCTGTATTAGCTGATTGGAAGCGGTTGAATTATCCAACCCATAAGCATCCCTTAACCTAAGCTTGTTCTCAGACGACTCAACTGCAAGCGAGTCGCCGTTAGAGTCCACCTCGTCGAACTCTAGAAGAGTCACAAAACTCTGTGATATCTCACGAAAGTACTCTCTGTAAGAGAGATTCTCAACAGCGGTGGAGAATGGATTAATGAAAACAGTTCTAACAACTGACCCGGGCTTTAAGTCTAGATCGGGCTCAACAGAAGAGATGGCTTCAATTACCGTTTTCTGAATGTCTACCTCAGTCGGTGTTTCGGGACGAGTCTCGGTTAAATCTGAATCTAAGATCGAAGCGAATGTCTCCTTAGAGACAGCACTTTCAACCAAAAGCCTTCTAGCTGTATCCTTGTGTAAAAAACTGATCTGGAAAAAGATCAGGAGATCGGTAGAGAGAACATCCGGAGAGGTCAGGTCATCACTGGTAACATCCAACCTGAGAAGTCTGGTAAGCTCATCTTTTCGAGTTATGGTTTCAACTTCGGTAGTGATCTCCCTAAAGAAAGTCTCGTTGTAGATAGGGAATACCTCAAAGGCCTGTTGGGTTAAGTACAGGCCTTCGTTATCGTCCAACTCCGCAGGAGTGATGTAGGTCTTAACGTAATAGAAATAGTAAGGACTAAAATTAGGGGAAGTTCCCTGGATGGACTGGCGAAGCGTGTAATAGAGGTCTACCTCAAACACTGAATCTACCACATTGTAAGTATAAGATCCGAGGAACTGGGGATAGTTAGTAACCACGATGCTCGCTGTCTCGATATGGCGGGAAACCACTTCGTCTACGCCTTGGTAAGTGTAAAACTGGGTTAGACCCTTGTACTTGTTCACGACAACATTAGCATCAAAAGTCATCTGCTGAATATCGAGTGCGGTTAAACCGAACCCAGACGGATCTAATAGCCTCTCATCCAAATACTTGATGTAAGCCTCGCAGTCATCCTGACTAAATACTGAAGGAAGGGGGTCCATCTGATTATGGTTGAATGCAAAGGTCCCTGAGAAGGAAACCGAAACATCCTCAATCCAGGAAACCACGGAAAGGTTTTGAATGTTGGAACCATCAGTGAACTGGACTACTAATCCTACCGACTGAAAAAGTTCAGTAGATAAACTCAACACTGAGAAATCGACCGTATCTGATCCTAAAGAAACCGAAGTAGCGAACGTCGGCTGATGTTGAAAATTGATCAGAGCCATATTCGCAGTATTTAAGTCTGACTGGGCTGCGTCCCGAACGGCGATCTCGCTTAACTCCTTCAGACGGCCTCCTACCACGTTGACTGTTTGAGATCCAGTTACAACCCAAGGGTCTGCGAAAGTTACAGATACCCCGGCTACCCAGCTTACAACAGTGTTTATCTGACCGTTGGATTCTGCCTTAGCACCGACCTTCTCTAAAACAGAAGTTCCTGCGAAAGAGGCAGTGCTTCCGGCTAAAGTTGCTGTAAAAGTAGAAGAAGGAGTCAGACCATCGACCACATTTCTGAGGTAATACTCATCCACGTAAGCAGGCTCTTCTGCGAAAGTGAATTCCGACGTGGTTCCAGTCCCTTCTTGATCTACCTCTTCCCGACCAACGCTACGAGTAATCGTATCTGACAGGATGGTCTTATCAACGTCCCCTAGACTAAAGGAAGAGATCGGGTCATCGTTGACCAGCTTATAAGAGCCTGTCCGATTAGTCTGCTCCATGGTATAGTAGATTTTGTAACCAGACCCCAATGGGCGGGCATCTACATTATTAACATCTTCCCAATTAACCCTCACGGTATCTGTTTTGTAGTCAGTGAATAGTACCGTAGGAGGAGCTACCGAGACTCCTAAAAAAGCCGAGGAGTTTTGATTGATCTGAAGAACTACTTCTTCGGTAGTAATAGAATCATTTGGTGGAACATTCGCGGCCTGATCATAATCGTAGTTCCCGTCATGTACTCGCAGAGTGGCGACGTTTAGGCTGTTAGAGACCAGGGCCAGATCAAATTTAATGTAGAACTCTTCCTGAAGAGGGAAATTAACCTCTCCAGTATCGGGACCGAAAGGAGCGGGTACTAGAGTCGTACCGTCTAACTTAAACCACTCTACTGTAGAAGTGATATTTAGAGGCTCGGAAGCTACCGTACTCGGGAGAACCAGCCTGACCTGCATAGTATCTACTGAAATCTTAGCTACAATCTCGACTGTATTAAGATTCGTAGCGAAATTCAAAGAAGTCGCGTTCTCCGTTTCTGGAGAAAAGGGTTCAACTATTAATGGTCTTCTTAAGTTGGTCATTTTAACTCACTCTAAAAAATCGAATTTCGCTAGAAACTTCTAAATCATCCACGGATCGGGAATTAATTCTTACTCGGATATTAAATCTAGTCAAGTCGGTTTCATCCTGCTCGACTCTAACTTTTTGGAAACTTTCAAAAGTCTCTGGATCTGAAATAAACTGAACCTTAGCCTGATCTCTTTGAAGCTTTTGGAGTAGAAGTAAAGTATCTCGAACATCAACCTGCATCTGAACTTCTTTAGACTCGGTAAAACGGGTTCCAATAAAATCGAGTAGAAAAGTACCTAATCGAGGATAAAAGGGATCGGACCCTTTTCGGGTGAACGTAAAGATGTAAGCATCCTGAAGAAGCTTGTCTGTTCCTTCTACAGTTAGGTAGTTTCCTACAGTGTCTAAAGCTAAATCGTTATGGTAATCAAGACCATTACACTTTCTACAATTGAAGGTATCTGTGGTGTAGGTTACCTCAAATACAAAAGAATCGCTGATGATCGCTTGATCGAAGACTACCTCGAACTGTTCATAGTTAGAGCTCTCCACAAATTTGGCCGCATAGTCATAAGTCATATGGACCCAAGAGTTCTCTGTTATGGTCGAGGTCGGTAAAACCCGAACTACCGTCTTATAATCCACGTCCGTATAAACTTCAAAGTTAGAGGGATCGTAAACCGTATTAAGATCCAAAAGATCTCTAAAAACCAAAGTTTCATTGAGAACATCATCTTCACGAAGCTTGTATTCGTTATCTTTGATATGGACCAGGGTATCTGTCCCAGTGTCGATAGTCTCTCCAATTTCTGTTCGGACTCTTACAACATAACCGAACTCATCATCGAGAGGATCAATCAACTCACCGTTGATATAAAGCTTAAAAACACGAGAATTGCTGACGAAACGAGGGATTAGGATTCTTTGGCTGTCCGACTCTAAAAAGACTCTTTCTTGAACAACCCTATGATCACAAGCATTCCTTAATCTGAAATCGTAGCTCATCTATTAGTCACTCTTTACGTTCTTAAATATCTTCAAATTACTCTTCACGTACTCCAAGGATTCCGTGGCTGTTGAAAGCTTATCCTTGTCTTCAAGAGACGATTTCAAGTCATTTAAAAGATAATACCTTTTAATCAAAGACATCCCAGTGTACTGACATTCGTTAATCCTGTTGATTACCGGTTTATACGGAAGCTTAGCTTCTTCGACAGCCCTAGTGGTGAGATCTGTCTCAAATCCAGTCTCCTCCGGCATGTACTTACGAAGAGCTTCCGTAGTTGTCACCCCATCTGAATCCCGATCGCCTCCATAATAAATACCCGAACCACCAGAAGCTCCAGCTTTGACCGCCTCAAATATCTGTTTGAGAGTCTGGGCACTGGTCTTATGGTTTTCCAGCATCTTGGCCTCGATAGCGAAGCACCTTTTTAGAAGCTTTTCGATCCTTTTCAGCTCCTTCTCTATGTGAGTTATCAAATCACTATTGAGATCGGAAGAGAACTTATTTACGAAGCTCAGTAGGTAATCAATGTCGTCCTTGTGGCAGAAAGATGAAAGATTTCCTACGAACACGGAGGCTCGAGGTTTTCGCTCAATAACATCGCTTTCACGATCATCATCGGAGAACGAGCCGAAGTTTCCTAAAGACTCGGAAACTCTCTTGGAAGAATTAAATGAATTGGGAGAAGATCCAGGGATAGGAACATTATCGGGAAGCCTGACCTTGGAGGTCCCGTCTTCTTCGATCTTCTGAAACTTTTCCTGAGATTTATTAAGAGGCTCGGGGTCCCTAACATTTGAGGCCCCTCCGATTTGTTTAATTACTCTTAAAACCTCTCTTACCTTCTTCAAGCTCATGGATTATCCCTCCACCATGTCTCGTAGAACTTGGTTTCTGAATTGAAGCCTCGCTATCTGATCACGAATGCCCTGAACCTGAGAGAGATTCTGAACAGACTCCGCATAAGAACCAATGACCTCTTCCCCGCCAAAAGCGGAATTTTCGAAAAGGTCGTAGATGGCCACAGCCTCAGCTACCTTTGAAGCAAGCTCTGGGTCATTGGAGGTATTCAGAACCTCGATCTTTATGTGGTCTAGGACGTAAGTAGTCCCAACCAATCGGGAGTACGGCTGATAATAATAGATCTCGATGCCTATCTCAAAGAACTCGTATAAAGGATCTGAGGTCGGAAGTCTATTACCAGGGTAGCTTCGAGTATAACCGTCAGTGTTTACCGTGTATAGAGCGGCTCCTCGAATAGTAGGATCTGCCGGAGCTTGGTTGGTAGGACTACCATCAGGATTTATATCTGGGTCGATCCCAGGAGACCTCCCGGAGGTTGGGTCGCTATTCAAATAAGAATAATGGATCTGATAGGGGATAAGAACCCGACCATCCCGGACTTCCACATCTGGAGCCTCCGGGTCGTAATCGGGAACGTATGAGGGAGGAACCGCAGTTCCGGGAACGAAGAAACCTCCGCCACCTAGGCCGCCTCCGCCACCTAGAAAGCCTCCGTTAGTGAGGCCATATACAAGGAATCTCCCAGCGTCTGCATCGTCCGCTTTGAGCTCAGCGAGCTTTGACTCTAGATAATCATTAATACCCTTAACCACAGAACTAATGGCCAAGTTGTATATATCGGTCTCCGAGTCTAACTCAGTTATTGAGTCTAGGAGATCCTGAACTTCTTGCTCAAGGGATGCTATAGTTTCAGCTTCCTGGACTGGGTCGATGTATCTTGTATTTATAGTCTCAACTTTCTCAGAAGTTGCTATCTCTTGAAACGCATTGATAAAACTTTGGTCGGTAGTAGCCATATAATTATTCCTTACCTCGGATAAACGAAGCCTCCCTTAGATCCACCCCTCTCAACCTTCAATAGATTAGAGAGCTCGGTTCTCAATATCGCGGTCGAGTGGTTCTGAACTATACTTCTTGAACCCATCGCACCAACCCCTAGCGTGGCTCCTTTACCTACTTTAACCAACCCCGCATCAAAAGTAACATTTCCTGAAGTTTTAAAAACAACGTTCAACTGGCCGAAGTCTATGGTGTAGTCCGAACCGCCTAAAGCCCCCTTAATAATCTCCGTAGCATTCTCTATTGCACCCGAATCCTCATTAATAGAAGCTTTGTCTCCGATACCAAGGCGAATCAAACCCGTTTCATTAGCTGAGACTATGTTTACTGGGTTACCTTGAATACCGTAAGCATTGGTGGCTTTATTCACTGCATAACTGTTACCTGAGCGAATGTATTCCTTCTCGTAAGTAGCGAAGGATCTCTCATGAATTTTAACCAATTCCTTCTTCTTAACTTCTCGATGCCACTCTCCGGTTACATTGAACTTAGCATTCGCCGAAGCACTGTCTGTCCCGCAGTCCAGAAAGAAGCCTCCTTTGGAAGTATCACTACCGTCGGCACCGGCGTACATATTACACCCAGATTCAAATCTGGAGAAAAAGGAATCGCTCTGAACCTCTTCGACCTTATTACTGTCAAAGTTAGGCTCATTACCTTCGGTAGTGTCAGATCCAGAAGACGCTCCGGACTTCTGCTTCTGTTGACCGAAACTGATTTTAACACGGCCATTAATCCTACCTTCAATAGAGTTCATGACCCTGGTCTCTTCAGAATCGTCTTCAGGCTTCTCACCATCTAATAGAAATTTAAGAGTTCCTGACTTATCTAACTCAAGAAAGGCCAGCTCCTTGCCCTTCTTATAAAGGTTGATCCAGAAAGCCGTGGTAAAGATATGCTTCTTCTTTTCCTTGACCGGCTCCTCTTTCTTATCCTCGTCAGTCTCCAGAGTCATAGACTGCTCAGATTTAAAGACATTACGCTTAACAGGCCGTCCGTAGGTCTTCTTTTTATCCGGGTCCTTCCCAATCTTAGTTCCAAAACCTACCCTAAGCTTGTGGCCTAGATCCTCGTTAGTTCCTGAGTCATCCGTAGGTTGAAGGAACTTCTTATTCAAAAGATCCGTCGACCCTAGAGTCGTAGGGATAGGCTCGGCGTTCTCCTGCAAAAACATATCGAACTCGACGAAGGGCTTGCCTCCATTATCAATATTATCCTTACTATCATCTGGAGTCGCAGAATAAAGGTACTTTCCGTCTTCAAGAACCACAGGTTTAATATTAAACTCAGAGTTGCTGGTTCCCTCACTAGGATCAATCTCGTTTTTCGCGATGGATTTAATCGAGAGATCGTCTGTTCCCTCAAAGAAAGCTACGGGTATGGAGTTCATACCCACGTTCATGTGGAATCCCGATCCTGAATAATTTATCGCTCGGGAAGCTCCGAAAATAATATCCTGAGAAGCTAACATCTCCAGCTTGGTGTAGGAAGCCGTGTTGAGAACAACATCGCTATGAAGCATCATTTCCGCGTTATCACAGGTACTTACGTAGAATTCTCCCGACTCTGGATTCCGATTTGACCCCAAGACGTACTTACCTAGAGTAGAATCCCAAACGAACCCTCCGAATCTGTTCGGAACGCCCGCCGAGGCCATATAGCCCACCGCAGTGTACTTACCTCGACCGAAATTGAGACGCTGGGCGGAGAATAATAGAACATCCCCACGGCAAGGGGGCATACCTGAAGCCACACTACCGCTAGAAACCATATTGGCCACAGAAAGGCCGGTTTCAGGGAGCTTGTTGTCCAACCAGAAGATGTCGACCGTCTTCATGACGGGGTCGTAGTAGTCTACCTTACCTGCTCTTAAATAGAAGTAAGCTGCACTATTACTGGTATTGTATCCCTCGATCGGTGATTTTTGTTTTACATCTGTACTTTTATAAATCGGCATTATTTCTTTAGAAGTTCCTTAATCAAAGTTTGGGCCCTTTGCGTTAAGGTATCTCGACCCAGATTAAACAATGATTGAAATAAGTTGTTAAACTGAACATTAAATTCTTCATCCCGTAAATCAGGATGACCGTCCTGCCTCTCAATCGAAGCCACACCTTCCTGACCTACTTGAAGAAAAGTAATATCATTCGCCTGTTTACTTGATCCTCGGGGCACAATCTTGCCCGTTGACGAAATTGTCTGATTCTTACCGTAAGCAAATCCGCCAATCAACTCGTAACCAAATTGATCGGAAGCGTGACGAGTGACTTTAGTCTCATCGGCCTGAATATGTAAAATAGAACCAGAAGAATACGTAATCTCTCCCCCGGCAACAATTGTCTTCAACTCTGGATTATTTGGATTCTCCGCCCCCTTCTGCTCAGTAATGGATTCCCCAGCTCTAACGTTCTCTAGTATATTCGCCTCATTGACTATACTATTAGGGCGGAAGAAGGGCCTTCTTCGAGTGTCAAGTTCCAGAGTAGTTTTAAAACTTCCATTCGAGAAGGAATGAGATAGCCCGCGAATGTAATAAAACTCATTCTTGGAAGCTATGAAGATTGGCCGTCCTATTCTAAGTTCAGGACGACCCTCTATAGTTATTGAGGATGTAAACCTTCGAGCATTGATTCTATCTAACTCACTTATAGCAAAATTAAGACACTGCTTCGAAGTTCGACAAAAGTCTGCCTGAACTTCCTCTTCTTGGATACCATAAATAGCCGCCAACTCCGCACTTCGGTACAGTCCAAAGATGATACTGCTAGCATTCGAGCCTGAGGGAACCTCATTAGCGAACTTTCCAGAAACCTTGATCTCAGTCACTACTTCATTAGCGTCGGAGGAGTAATCTGCTTCTTGTATGTCAAGATCACGAAGAACATAAATAGGGTTCTCATACTCATTAACGTGCATGTTGTAAAAAGGCGGTTTAAAAAGAATCTCACCGTTAGTATCCTGAAAAAACTCAAACCCAATAGACTTCGCCAACTCCTGGACTATCTCTAGTCTAGACCTAAATGAAGTTTCGAAATGGGCCGGAACCGTTATCTCCTTATAAGGTAAAAAGTCATTTAGTAAACTCTCGTCCAAGGCATCCTTGATATTTGATTTAAGAATATTGTCCCCAGTATTCAAATCTATATTAGAAGAGATAACCTTACCTGGGTAAGCTCTCCTCAACTTCTCCAAGCGAGACTGAGAGGCCTCGTTTTTAATAAAGTTGGTATTGTCCGTCTTAATACGATTACCATTCAAACCGAATATCCTGAGATTTCTAATTATTTTCTCGAATCGTTGCTTCCACTTCTCCTGGATATCACGCTGACTCTGATTGGATAGGTCCTGAGCACCGTTATTGGCCAACTGAAATTGGTTCAGGTTTGACTGAAGATCTTCCGGGTAGACATTCATAACTTGATAAACTATCTCGAAAGGGTTCTGATTCCCAAAGATAGATTTGTGAGCTCCTAAATTTCGATCTGACTTATTGATAGCCACATTATAAAGAGAAGGTAGAAACGCTGTTCGGGATTTACTTAACCACCAAGTCATATCACTGCAATTGAGAGTTACTGAATTTTCAGAGTTATTGGTTGTCCGAACGATTCGAGTCACCAATCCCCAGAAAACATGAGAATAGCCGTAGACTCCCTTATCACTCCCGAAGAACCCCGATCCCTTGAAAGGGAACCTGTTCTTCATAAAAATCCGAACCTCAGACATCTCCTTGATCTCTAGTTCGCCATCTTTAATCAAAGACTCATTAACGCCGTCAACCAGATGTTGAGGAGTCCTAAGAGTGATATCTGCTGTGGCTGGAGGACTATCTACATTGTAATTAACATTAACCGAGGTAACAAAGCTGGATAATTCACGAGTCTGCTTCTGGTTTAAGGAGTTGACCAAAAAGCTGTTATC